ACTCAATAACCCCGTGTTTAACCAGCGTTGCCAGCGTCTTGGGGTGCTGAAAAATGTCAGGGCCGAAGTAGTACCCACTGTATGAATCTACATATGAGCCATTGGTATAGGTGCCGACGGGATCATTAATGTCATGGGCGCTTGCGACGGCTACAAACAGGCGCACGACGTTTGACGATACGGACATGCTTATCTCGATACAGGTTTGTGACGGCTGGAGTATTCCAGTCTTAACTGCCCGGAAAACACGGCGCTGATGCGGTCAACGATAGGCTGATGTTCCTGCTGGTAGTAAGCCAGTAGCTTGCGCGCTGCCGTTTCGGTCACTCGCTCTACGTACTGACAAGCGGCGTGACTGTCCGGGTACTCTTTTTCAAGCGTCAGGAGGGGGGTTACTTCGGATTGAGTGGCTACACCAAACACGACAACGGCACGGTTGCACTTGATGCCAGCAGTAAAACTAATCTTGTGATGGTCAATTACAAAGTGCCTGTGAAGCAGAACAGAACCCGACATAACACCTCCCTGGTGCGTGTCCGATTCTGTCCTAATAACAGTCACGTTACAACAAATAAAAGCCTTAGAATTATGATTATCACCGTTCCATAATGTCACTCATTGCGCTGTTTTCGTTTTTCAGGCGGCGTAAATAGCGCATTACCGTCTCTGGTTTTGACCATGTTCCTTCGTGCATGATCTGCGCCATACTCACCCCGCGTTCAGCCATATCCTGTGCCGCGCCGACCCGCGCGCTGTGACCGGACCACATTTGATAGCGTCCCTTGTTCGTTGTTTGTATTGGTTTGTCCAGTAACCGCCAGGTATCCTGGAAGATTTTCTCCAGTGATGGCGTGGTCATAGGGGTTGTTGAGATCTGAACCCGGTCATTTTTGAATACCCGGCAAAACACTACCGCGTCGGGATGGCTGACCAGCTCCGAGGCATTGAGCCAAAGTTTCAGCACATTACTGGCGGGAACGCTCAAATGTTTGATAACACCGGCGGCGGTAACGACCGTTTTCGTGTGTGAAATGTCCATGATGATCCGCTCATCGTTGATGGATAAATCTTTCACCCGGATACGGGCAATTTCCTGAATACGCAGCAGCGAATTGTAGGCAACGTAAAGGAACGCGCGGTTGCGCAAATCAGCAAGGCGGTCGGACTGGGACAAAAGGTGACTGGCTAACTGCAGGTCGGCGAGCCGGAACGGGACGGCCTGTCCGGTTTTTTCTCCGCCGAGCACGGCCTGGCGCCGGATTTTCTTCATAGCCAACTGGACTTCGTTGCTGTTGGTGAGATCGGGAAGTCCGGTTATCCTGGCTAACATGTTAAGCATCGCAAAATGATTAGTAATGCTGGTGGATGCCATGCCAGCTTCGTGCAGCTCAAGAAAATACGCCCTGGCGTATTCCGGCAGTATCGGTAACGCGGGGATCTGCTTTTGCTGGCACCACGGAACCCACGCCCGGACAACGGACATAAGCTTTTTAAACGTGTTTTCTGAGTACGCCTCCTTATCTGCCATGAAGTTGCGCAGATTTTGCGCTACTTCTTCCGGCGTAACCCCCGTAAGTTCAGGAAAACGCGAAACCATGTCTGTAATACTCAGATTGTTCAACTATGACCTCCTTGATAACGCTCGGCTGTGCCGCGCGGCCTCCAACTGAAATACATGTTTTCTAAGAAACGGTGTCGTGCGTAAAAAATAGAGTCGCTGGCAAGGCAATGCGACTCAAATCTCTACAGGCTACTAAAATGATCACTTAAATAACCCGTTTGAGCGATCATAGCACGTAACTTTATATAACTCCCATTATCTATAGTTATTTTTTTATCAGATTTGGCCTAAACGTGAGTGAGCTTAGAATCAAAAGTATATATAAAGGGAAAGCTTTGCTTTAGTATGTACCCTATGACAGACCTCACGAATTAGCCAACTCAGGATGAGGGCGACAAGATTCCGGTTCGTCGTAGTGTTACCCACCTCATATGAGTGATCCGTTGAAGTGATCACCTGCCAGGCGATGGGACACGTAAGGTGCTTGAAGTGTGGCTTTATTGAGATCGCTGTCTTTCTAAGGCTTTACCGTGTTCGTTGATTACTTTCAATGTGGGTAGCAAGTGGGTAAGAACGTGTTAGTACAACCAAAAGGACAATCACACAATGCCAGCGTTTAATGACGTGATGTTTGAGCAGCAGTACAAGTTGTTTTTGCAGACCAAAAAAGACTGGCTGCAACTGGTTGATTCTCTCGCCATCTGTCACAGCAGGAATGCAAAGGACGAAAAGATTCGGCCTATCGCATTTTCAAACGATGAGGCAACTTTTAATAAGGCCGTTGATTTACATATTCGGTGGAAGAAGTTTGCTGAACTCGCTACTGAGATGAAAAAGAACAAAAGCATTGCGATATCTACTTCCATTTATTCACCGGTTCCAATGTTAATCATTGAACCAGTGTCTGTGGCTATTGGGTTTTTTAATGCAGCAACAACATGTACACATACTCGCGAGGACTTGCTTACTCGCTATGAAAAACAGATTAAAAAGCTGATGAAGTTTCCGCACACTACAGAAGCGGTTAAAGCCCTGAAAGAAGAAATGGAAACGTTCGCGGCATACCCTGAAGGACACAAATTTAGATACCGAGTTAGTGGGTATCAAGACACGTTGTTAGATATTGTTTTCAAAGGGGAAGTTGAGCCAGTTCGCGCCCGTTGCGGTGCGCATGGTGTCATGATTTATCATCCTGCATGGGTAAAAGAAGATATAAAAATATCTCATGAACCTAAGACTGAATACTTTAACAAATACAGTCTGATTAAGCCTCTGAAGTGCTCAATATTTACGGTAGGCGATATATACGGCATTGACCAAATAGAAATTGCAGAGGCTAAAGCCGCGCAAAAAACCATTGTGGAACAATCAATACTAAGCCGTATTACGCATTTCGAAAGGCGAGCAAAAGCAAAACTGGCTAAAGCGAAAACTGAGGCTGAAATAGAAAAAGCCAACCGTTCGATAGAGGCGGGGCGGCGTAAACTGGATTTGTTAACAGAAGAAGATCGCAAATTACTTGAGCGAAAATTTGCGACTGATAATAACAACGTCCTTTCCATCACAGAGTTGCGCTCCATGTTTGGCGATACCCGCAGCCGTCGCGGTAAGAATTTCAACATTCTCATCAATAAAGACTGAACACCTGACAGGGGGCCACCAGCCCCCTGCCATTAGATCACATCATCATATTGAGCCAGTTCTGCCAGTGCGTCTGCGCGCGTCTCTTCCATATCTCCGCCAATATCATCATTAGCCGGTCGATACGTTACCAACGTAGCAAAACAATACGTGTCCCAGCGGTCAGGCGATTTGATGTTCATCTTCTGGCGCATGTAGTCTTTTTTCATCATCGCCACGCGCCCGTCTTCGTTAATCTTCCACGGAATTTTAGCGGCTTGTTCTGCTGTTTTCGGGGATGAGTCCAGCCTCATACGCCCTGACTGGATAGCGTCACGCGCTGCGATGTTGGCGTAGGCGCGCTGGCTGACAAAGCGATCCTTGTCTGTTTTGGCGAACATAGGTTTACCCCAACGGATGCGGATCACGTTCACCCCCCTGCGCTCCAGCCGGTCAGCCGTCGCCGACCCCACGCCGTCGCCATCCACGGCAATAGTGATGTTGGGGAACTTCTCTTGTGTACATTCGTTCGCTATGAAGTCGCCGAACTCGGTAGGGTTCATTGTGCCAGGCATTTCCAGCACCATGAACGGAACAAAGCGCCGTTTCTCCCGGTATCCGCTAATCCTCATAATGTTGAGTACAGACTTATCTCGACCGTTACCGACGTCAGCAAGCGCCACCCAGCCCCAGTTTTTCTCCAGATACACCTTGCGGCGCTGCGCGCGTTCACAGGCGTCACGCCCTAACAGGAAGCCATCTATCACGGACGGGAACTGGCCCAGCACCTTGATTTTGTACTCCATGCTGTCACGACCGCCGTACTCCGCCAGCTTCATAATAATGAAGTCGTCGGTTACGAACGGTGATTCTTCGGAGTTGAGAACAATCGACGTCCAGATCCCTTTAGGGTTATGTTCCGTCTTCGCCAGGCTGTGGTGGGAATCGTAGAAGTAACCGCTTGGGCGCGTAGGCTGTGACAACATCAGCATACGGTTATCGGCTTCAGTCAGTGCGCCGGTCAGGACGCCGATCGCCTTGTCAGAGATACCGGACGCTTCATCCAGAATGATTAGCAGGTGTTTGGAGTGCTCACCCGCCAGCCCTTCTTCATTACCCAGGCGATAACCTTTACAGAGGACTTCCCACACACCCTTACGGCTTCTTTCGTAGAACATGGTGTCGGTCAGTACAAAGTGGTTTTGCAGCCAGGGGTGACGCTTGACGGCGTTTGCCCAAAACGTTTTCACATACTTGAAGACGCCAGACTTAACCTGCGCGATTTTGTTCGCGATGATGACCACACGCGCGTCCGGATACAGGATCATGTAAATCATCAGCATCATAGCGGTCAGGGATGACTTACCCGTACCATGCCCTGACGTGACGGTAGTCATGCTCTTGATTTTCTGAACTGACTCCAGAATTTCGTCCTGCTGCCAGCTCGGTTGCATCCCGAACAATTCAACGACCGCCAGCCCCCAGTCATGACGGTAGCGAACCGCCATGTCACGCCAGCGCGGATCGGACGTGACGCATTTGATTTTCTTCTTCCCGGAAGCCATTACTCATCGTCCTCCGGGGCCGCTATGGGGATCTCATCCTCATCGCCATACAATTCACGTGTGGCGTCGTAATCAATGTCCAGCCCCTCTTCATCCGCCTCAAACTCCCCTTCTCGCCTGATGCCGTCATTGTTGGTGTCACCGTACCCGTGGGTATCAACTATCCTGGCGACGGATTCCCGGCGGGACCGTATAAACTTCTCTTTTTCGGCCTGTGCCGCGCGGTAGAGACGTGCCTCTTCTTCTAACTGGTCATCATCTACAGCGCCGGTGTCTTCCACTTCAGGCTCGGCCTCCCTGATTTCCTTAGCCAGTCGAAGGGCTATTGAGTCGGGCAGTTTTACCCCGTGGCGTTCGATAAATTCGGCAGTTTGCGCGGTGTCCCACTCGTTTTCGTCACGCAGCGCATAGGCATTTGCAATGACCTCCATTTCTAACGCTTTGGCATCGAGCTTTTGCCGGTCAATCCGTAGCTTTTCACGTGAGGAACGGATGGAGCTGATACGTGTGGCGTGGTCATCCATTCGATAACCGACTTCTATCAGCAGTTTGGTCATCTTTAACAGGGGGTGTGGGCCGGATGGTTTGTCGTCGTCTTGGTCCTTGCCCCCTCCAGCGATCATGTTGGAGATTTCGTCTTCAAACAGGGCAACGGCTCTGGTTGTTGTGCGCTGCAGTAGCTTCATATGCTCAACGGCGCTTTGCACCGTGGCGACTTCGCACTCTTCCAGCCCGGCCTCCAGCAACGGAACGGCGGCATCCTGATCAACGACCCGGGGTTTGCCTCGAAGGTTGGCGACAACTTTCACCTCGTTACCGTCTTCGAATTGCTTGCCCTTACCCCGTGGCTTCGGTACATGCGGGATCACTTCCCCCTCATGTACGTTTTTGATCATTTTGGCGTGTGTGCCTTTGGAATTATTTTTTTTATTTTTGGTGGGCGCCCGTGTTTCGCCGCGCTCATCCTGCGCGGTGATTTCCTCTAACTCCTTGCTGTGCTTGAGTTTTCGCCCTCTTTTCCTGATGGTCAGATCATCAGTCTGATCACGTGCCGGTGCGGTAGGTTCCTGCGGCTCGTCACCTGTCTTTTTGCTCAGTTCTCGACGCGCGGTATTCGGGTTAAGGGAGTGGTGATCGGCATACTCCTTGTAAGTCACACCAGACTCAAGCTTATGTTTTCTATAGTTTTCCCTGTGCCAATGCCAATCTATCTTTGCCATGCCGCCTACCGCTAAAAACCACACTACCGCGAGGATAGGCGGTCTGGTTTTTAGAGTGATCACGCGACTGATCAGTTTTTTTTGATCACTTTTTTGATCACTTCAATCCCACACAAAAACATGATCACGTTTTGTGCTTACGATAAGGACAATTTACGCCCAATCAATATTTAAACGTCCCTTTAATATGGACTTTTTGAGGCCGTGTGATACATTTCCTTTGCGATTTATTACTTTGAAATTACCAAATAGGAATTAAGTCATGACCAATAAAAACTATACTTTCGTTGCAGTGGATGCAGGTTCCGGTAACGTTGCGCTGACGTTCGAACGTGATGGCCAGATGGAAACATACATCACCCCTTCTCTGATCCGGTCTGGCAACCAGCAGACGCTTTCCAGTGAAACCTCTTCCTCATGGTTGACCACCGATGCAGGGCGCGAACGCAGTTATGTTGTGGTGAATCAGGGGGCCGACCTGGTTGATACCTGCGACCCTGACTATCAGGTGAGCGCAGCACACCGCGTACTGGTAAACGAAGCGCTGGTACGTGCTGGCCTGGATGGGTGCGACGTGATTGTCGCCGAAACACTCCCAGTGAATCAGTTCTATTCTGATATCGGCAAAATTGACCGTTCCCGCATTAAGGCCAAAGCCGACAACCTTTTGATACCCGTTCGCAATTTCAACGGTGATATCACTCCCCCGCGCATTGCGCACGTTGAAGTATTTCCTGAAGCCGTCCCTGCACTGATTTCCGCGCAGAATGACATTCCTGATCTGGCTGAGGCTGAAAGCGTCCTCGTGGTCGATTTAGGCCGCTTCACGTGCGACATGGCGGTCGTGGATAAGGATATGCAAGTGATTAGCCGTAGAACGTCAGAGAACGGCATCCATCGCATGATTTTACGGGTTCACGCTCTGTTGCAGGAGTTTGAGGCCACCAGCGGGAAGAATATCAATGCCAAAGACCTCAACATCGATAGCATTGATACGATCATCCGTCAGGGTTACATCGGCTCCCGCCTGGAAGCCGCGCGCAACAAGCGCATTGATGTAACGAGCGTTATCAGCCAGGCCGCGAGTGAATTGGCTGAAATTATTCGCGCCGATATCCGCAAGGTTCACAGAAACATGCGTGATGTTGATGCACTGTTGTTGGTAGGCGGCGGTGCAAACTATATTGGTGGAAAACTGCATGATATGCCGGATTACACAGCCGACTGGCATGATGTGGTTTTCATTCCAGACTACCCGGAAACAAGCATTGTACGCGGCGTTTACTTCGCACTTGACCCGGTGCGTGACGAGATACTGGCTGAACTGAGCGAGCGGAATTAATGACAAAACAAACCATCAAGATTACCGGGCTGGCTGAGTACAGCCCCTTAACTGACGCGCTGGCGACGGAGTACAGCAGCTTGCAAAGCAATGCTGCCAAACGTCGGCTTATGCTGGACTGTCTGCGTTATGGTTATGCGCTGGAGAAGATGGGACTGGGGGCGCTGGTAGCGCTTCTGGAGCGTCAGGATCTGATGGCATTACCGGAAAGTGAACGTGCCGAGCGGTTTATCAGCATGGCTATGTCATTGATGGGGGTGGCTGCAGTGACTGACCACCAGCAAGCGAAGAAAGGCGATCGCGTTGCCCCTGCAGCGTCAGAAACTCCCGTACCGGCGCGAAGCGTTGTTAATAAACCGCTAGCAGCTACACAATCTACTGAGAGCGAAGAGGATACCAGCATTCCAGGCACTAAGCCGCTTCAGGTAGAGAGTGGGCGCCAGCCACGCAAGACAGTTAGGCTGAGTCGTCCATCAGACGATAGCAATTCCTGACGCAATACGACGCCGACAAATACTGTTGAACAAACCAAAAGCCAGACGGGAAACCTCCTGGCTTTTTTTATTCTCCAGTTCCAGATCCTTTTTGCTTCCGCTATGGAATGGCAAATCATCGTAGCAAACCTGCCGGTTCCCCCTGACCTTAAACAGATAGCCTGAGACTGACGTCAGTAAGTACATGCGCGGGTATGCGCCTGGGAGTGAGAAACAGCTTGCGGATGGGGATTTCATGAAGGTGCGCACTACGTTAGTGACTGATGTATGCCCGTTCTCCAGTTCAGGGTAGGTTTCGGTTAGTGTCGCCATTATCTCGGCGATCGTCATGTAACGACCACATTTCAGCATAACTGCAGCTACTTCGACACTGGTTATACGATCAGACATTTCATTCCCTCCCTATAAGAATACTTGTAATTCTAAGGGAATAAAAAACACGTCCAATCACGTGACTTCAAATTTTGAGCGCTGTTACTGCGTTTTGGCTGTTAGTTGGGGTTAAGGGGAGTTGTCACCAAATGGAAAGCATGAGCAATCCCCCTCGTTTATGCCATTCAATGGCCCAGCTCAGAAATATACGTCTGCACTGTTGGCTGTCATGGTTTGATTTCCCAATAACGCCCCGGAGGTACATCAATTGGGCGAAGACCAAAGCGATCATTTGCTCTGTCATCGTTTTTAATTAGATAGTACATATCAGACAGAATTGACGTCGAATCGCCAAAGTATGAGTGGTGAATAAAATCAGTATCGACATACGTTGCATCAATTGTCTCGATGCCCGGGACAATAACTAAACCTTTTCCGGAATCACCGGCTCTTGGATACCCATTTATTTCTTGTGAAGCAGCCAGAGCCGCATCATTAGACGAAGCATACAACGTCACAGGTCGCCCTGTAGCAGCTAGCGCAGGTGCTATATCTCTTTTGAATATCTGGGCATCAATATCCGGTGCGGCAAGAATCACTTCCTGAAGTCGGTTTCTTAATGCTGGCTTATCCCTGAGTAACGAGGCGACAGCATGAGTGAGAGCGCGGCTTCCCATGCTGTGCGCGATTAAATAGACATGTTGAGCATCAGACCGCGTAAAAAAGTCATCAAGAAAATTTCTCAGATTGGCTTCAGCCCATTCAATATTATCTTCATCAATGGTGTAAGCTGCCCTTTTCCCAAGCGAAGGCCAGCTATAGAAAGTCGGCGCACCATCAAAGCCCAGGTCATAAGTCATCTGTGCAGTTCTACGCGCAGCATTCTCAAAAGTGACGTTATATCCATGAACAAATATCAATGCTGTGCTTTTTTTCGATTGATGTACACGGGCTGCGAGATCTGCGAAGAATTTGTCTTTGGAGGTGATGTCGGCGCTCATTAGTACAATATGCTTTGCCGGATATTCTTTGAATATAACCCGCCAGAGTGGAGACTCCATTTTGCCCATCTTGTGGTCACGTGGAATACTCACTTCACATGTACCATATGTAATATCTGAACGTTTTTCTCCGAACATATCAGCGGGGTTCTTATCCCCGGTTAGATTCCGGTCTGTGGCAAAAAACACTTTTATCTTACTGTACCCCAGCTTGTTTGCCGCTGTTGTTCCTGTTTCGGTTCCTTCTGCCGTTGATAAAGATGAATTAGATGCTGCACATCCGGTTAAAATCAGTGAAAGGGTCGCGATGAATACAATACGCACTAAGCTCATAATGCCTCCGGCTGAATAGAGTCAAAAGAAAGGAAATTCAGATGCTCAAATTCACTATAGGCAGATAAAGTATTAGTCCAGGTATGAATATACTGTTGGTGGGATACAGATTGATGGTTTTGTGTTCTATTGGTCTTCGCAGGTAAAGCATTGCGGGGCGGGTTCTGTCCTCACGGGATTAATCCCGCTAACACCATATCGCCGCGCCTGTGTTTCGGCATCCCGCAATATCCGTCTCTCCCGGATTTCCAAACCTTATCGCCCCAGTGGTTGTCCTGTGATATGAATAAAAACGGCTCATCATTTCCTGACGCCGGGTGTGCTATCCCCACAATGCAAAGGGACGGAAGCAAAGGAACTTCCGCTACAACCGCAGGTTAACGCCACATGATGTACTGGCGGTAAAAAAAAGGCTGATAAAAGGTCAGCCCATTAATGTTAAAGCCAAGATCAAAGGTAATTCAGATAACGCGCAGATACTTTACGAACTGCGCCATTTTTTAGCAAGTATATTCTAAGGCTTTTATTTGTTTTTACTTCTCTTGCTGGATTTGGTGCTTTTGAGCAGGTTGGACTTGTACACTTCAATGTCCCCGTTTTCTCGTGACCAGCAGATCGCCCAGCTATTCACTGCATTGACTATCTCATCCGCTGTTTGCTGCCCTATCCCTTTAATGTCCACCAGCTCAAATGGCAGGACCGCAGCAATAGACTGAACGTTATGGAACCCTGCATTCTTCAGAAGCGCGATCACCTTTGCCGGAAGCGTTAACTCTCCGATTTCTGCAGCGATAGCGTCCACGACGCGCTTATGGATTTTCGGGAAGTCCATTTCAAGACGAACCATGATCCGCTGATGTAACTCTTCGTCTATGGCGCTATCCCATGCCTTTTCAAATACGCTCAGACGTTCGTAGATAGGATTACCCCATACGCCTGGTATAACATCCATTGCGGTGAGCATGGACGTGCGGATCTGGAAATGGAAGTCAGCCAGCTCAATGACATGCCCCTTGATGTGACTGTTACGCGCCATCAGGCCGAAATGGTAATTGTAGATAAACAGGTTGAACTCACTCCCCTGATCAGACACTACCGTATACAGTTTCACACTCTCGCGACCGTCGTGAAAATCCACGCGCTTTTTCAGGTGTTCATGCACGATGTTCAGCTTATCCAGATCCTGACGCTGGGCGATGAGTTTCGTCCGGGCTACAGACACTTCCTTATCGGCTATGTTGAGTTTTCCCTGCAGGGACTGCATACGCTTATTTGTGTCTTTGCGTTCAGCTCGCAATTTGGAGACAGATTTCGTCAGTTCGTCGCGTTCGCGGTGCAAAGACTCGGGGTTAAGCCGCCTATAGGTGTCAAAATCCGCTTTAAGTGCCTTGTACGCCAGTTGTGCCGTCTCCAGCTCCTGCCCGGATGAATTTATCTGGTCCTTTAACTGAATGAGCGCCCCTTCTAACTCAAGGGTTTTCATTTTGGCCTGGTGGCGCAGCTCCTCCAGCTCATCCTCTTTAGCCTGAGCATTGTCCTCCACATTGGACTTATAAATGTTCATTTCCAGCAGCTTTCTATTCGCACCTTCGAGGCGTTCCATAACGGCGTTGTAGTCGCTGGTTTCATCATCCAGGCGAGCGTGTATATCGCCCTGTAGCTGTTCAATTATGCTGATGCAGGACTCCAGCGCCCGACGGTCGAGATCGTCACCGCCAATGCGCCGCAGTGTCAGAGCTAGCTGGTTGTATACGCCGACAAAAGACAGGTGGATTACTTCATCAGTGATGCGGGTTTTCGTGGTGATATTTTCTGCAGCATTTGACATGTTATTCTAAGAATCCTTGTTAGATTTTACGTTATCTTTCGCGGCAAATAATAATCTGTAATTTCCTAATAGTCTATTGATACCGGACAAAAAAGGTCTGTGGTACAGCCACATTTTTCGCCCATCACCCACCAGGGGTTTGCTGATACATTCCACGGAAAAATTATGGACACAAGGAATGTAAGAAAATGAAATTATTGAAACTCGCAATGGTTGCTTCATTGCTGGTGGGCGTGACCGCCTGCAGTTCCGTGAATTTTGGGGCTGATGCGCGCCAGAAGGAACGCGATGAGTACGTCAGAATGCAAAAAGCGCGAGAGGAACACGCAAAATACGAGGCTAAGGTAAACGCGGAGGCGGCAAAACAGGCGAAGGAGGAAGCTAAAAAAGACAAAGAACAATGGGAGACACTGTTGGCCTGGGGCAAAAAAAATTGCCATTGGGCAAACAGCTACGGAATAACAGTCAGTGAATCGGCAGAGACTATTGCCCGGATGCAATACCGAGACGAATTTGTATCAATGGACAATATCCATGTCCGGTTGCTTATTTCCGTAGTTCGCAAAAAAGCACCTATCGAGTTAACGAAAGTAAGTGATAAACGAGCAGCGGCAGGTATGCGTGACGCATGTGCGTCAAAAGAAACGCTAAAGGCTATGCAAGACGCCGCCTAACATCACAGCGCAATCATTGGGAATACATTTAATGGGCACTTCAACACCAGGAAAAATAAACAGACCTGTTTGCTGTCTGATCGCCGTATCACTCTGCCTTTCATTAACCGGCTGTACGAAGCGGTATAACGCGAGGTATGACACACAGGAAGAGTTGAAACAAAATTTTAAAATTGACAAAACTGAGTGTGCAAAGCTGTCAAATGCAAGCATGACAGACATCTATAGCTATTGCATGTATAAGCGAGGATGGACAACTGACAAAAACGAATACGAGCGGCAAAAAAAAGAAATGACGCTGAAGAAACAAGCAGCGCAAAAGGACATCAGTAAATTTATGTCCACTCACCCTGAATACCAGGACGAAACGAAACATACCCGGCTTACCATTGAAGCATCGAGGCTGATGAACGACCCGATGAACAAAGGCCTGAGTCTTTATCAATTGCTCATTCTCGCAGACGAACGCCTTAAAGCCCAAGCCACACCGTAGCGACTCTAGCCACATAAAAAAGTCCTGTGGCACGAATGACACAGGACTAATCACCTAAACACCAGGGCTACTGTTTAACGCTGCAGCCAGACCACCAGCGCCAGAATGACAAACGGCAGCATACACGACGCAACAATCCCCCATCTGTTCCAGTTGCGGGTAGCATCAATACCTTGAAAGTATTCCTGTTCAGTCATGCGACCAAGATGGCTGACAGACATCAGTCCTGTACTGTCATCCATTTCCAGCGACCGCCTGGCGGATTCAATATCGGGAATGGTCATTGCATTATGGTCCAATGCAATGACCGCGCTCCGAAATTGCCCTTTCTCGCCGACAAACGACACATTGAAGTAGTGTTTACGCATGGCACACCCAATCATCACTAAGCTGATCATCAATGGACGGCTCGAACGGCTGCATCCCCCCATTCATATCATTCAGTACAAACACCCCTTCACCCCCTGCTTCATTTGGTTCATACGTGAGAAATTCGGCACGACCTTCCCGCTGACCTGTAATTTCGGGGTTATTACTGAGTGTGTTGTATACTGCATTAAGATCCATGTAACCCCGTTCCTCTACCCGCGCTGTGAAATAAATACTGATGGCAGCGAGCCACCAGCAAAACTACTGAACCCATTCCCTCGGTGTTATGTTTCAGTTGATACCCTCCAGTAGCTGTCATTCGCATGGGCTGGCATGGACTCGCCAGGCTTGAGTTGCGAATAGGCAACCATTGCAGCAACCGCCTCTTCCGGGGTAAATGCCAGAACGCAGTAGTAACCCTCGTCGGTTAACGCATTCAGCCATTCGATCTGTTCTTTGGTGGGCTTCCTCTTCCCGTGCTTCAGTTCTACGCGCATTCCGTGGTACACACCGGCGGCTTTATCAAGCGACATATCCGGATAGCCTTTCTTCTGGCCTTCAGCCTGAATCATTGATGCGCTTTTTTTACCGCGATGGCCCCCGTTTGGGGTGGAGTGAAGACGAACGTAAAGATCGGGGTGCTTCCGCTCCATGCAATCGAACACCCGAACCTGATCGTAGTGTTCCTGGTTCCCTTCCAGTAAGTCGGTTTTTTTTATCAATGCCGCGAGTGCGGCTGCGTGAACTGAAACCTTAACAACGACCGCCAGCCAGCTATCATCGGCTTTCCTGGCCTTATCGCTGCGACGTGTGTGGTTTTTCTTTTTGTATCCTTCAAGCCATTCTGACGAAACTCGCATACCCGTTCCATAAAGCAAATAAGGTATCACATCTCGAAAAATATCAACCTATCTAAGAGATAATGAATAATTACATTTATTCTCATCGCGTTTCAAAAAAAACACAATAGCAACAGCCAAGCTAATGGCTGTTTGCAATGTAAACGCTGAAAAGAATGGAAAACCGACGTTTACCATCGGTTTTAGCTTAGGGAAAAGTGTGCTATGTCACCGCAGAGCGAACTGATAAATAAGGCTTAAAATCCAGACACCACCAAAAGTTGACAGCAGAAGCGCCAGCCAGACGATCAGGGTTTTTTCCAGGGAAGAATCGTGAGTTTTTTTTGCAGAGAAATGAGGGTGGTTTACAAAATCGCGTTGCGCATAGGTTTTCATGTGTTTATAGTCCTGTTGTTCCCTGTAGGCCTAAGTTTGACGGCGTAAACCTACAGGTGGATGTGAAGCCCGGCTCTGCCGGGCTTTTCTTTTGCTCCAGTAAAATCTAAGGCTTTAATTTATTTTATGCAAGGTATTTCTCTAATAGAGAACTTCAGATTTAAAAAAGAAGTAGTGCCTTCCGCGCATTAGCCAGCGCCTGATCCCACTCATCACGCGTCAGTTCACGCACCAGGCGCACCCGCTCATTGCTGCCCGGACGCATCACCCATGTCCAGTTCTGATCCTGCTTATCATCAATCGTCAATTCAAACACACCCTGCGCCCGTGCAAATCGCAAGCAACATCCCATTGCTTCGGCTCTCTCCTGTAACTGTTCTGAGTTGTAAAACCGGCATTCGCTACGGGATCTGTCTTTTGACATATGCGCTCCTTATCTGGACAGTTTGTATTTTTCGATGGACTCATCGTAGCTGACATAGTGGTAAGGCTCGGTGTCATCAGCCGACGGCATGACACTGAGTAAATGATCAGCACTGTAAATATTACCAGACTCTACAATTTCGTCAGCATATAGGTGCGCTGCCACCAGCGTAAGCGCTGGACGGCTCATGCTGTAGATCGCCGCCACATCACCATCAACGATTTGCCCAAAGTCCATTTGTTCGGCTTCCAGTAACATCACTTTCAGCGAAGGCCACCACGGACCAAATGACCTGTAAGCGCGAGCGTCGGCCTCCAGCCGTTCTGCCAGCCCCTTCAGGTATGTTGCGATAAATTCTTCCTCACTGCGCCCAGCCAGCGCGTGCTCTTGTAATACTGACTCTACATACTCTTCAGTAGGCTTAATGGTGTCGATTAGTGTCGTCATTTCCTTTTGGCCCGGTTGCCCAGGCCACTCCGTTAAAATTACATGATGGCCTGAATGCTGGCCTGAATATCAGCCCTGTCGAACCGGCTGGAGACAATCCAGGCTGGCTGGGTAAACTCATTACCTTCAACCGGATCGTCTTCAAAGTTCCAGAACGTCGCGCCGTACTTCTCTTTAAGCAGCTCCCGCACGGCCTTCTTCTTCAGGGTGGCTCTGCCTGACGTATCAATCAGTACATGAGCGCCACCAGCCGGGTAACTGAGTTTGAAGGTGCGACGGCGCCAGACTCGTTTGCCCTCCAGATCCTGCGTATTCTGCTGGATGCTGTAGCCATAGTCCTGTTCATCCGTCTGTTCCTGCGTGAAATCAGTCGCTTCTACCTGTTTAGCGGCTTGCTCCTGTTTTCCAGCCTCAATTTCCTCAGCCGTTTTCTCTCCCGCCATCAGGGATAGATAATCCTCCCATGATGCCGCAAATTGTTTATACCCCCCGTGCTTAATCTCCTGTAATTTATATTTAATTCCGTCAATGTGACGCCGAACCAGTTCAGCACTACGGAAATCTTCTGCAGAAATGCGACTTTCCAGATAGGAACCCACCAGCACACCAGCCATCAGGTAATCAGCAAGCGGTGACGTTAGCAGGGAGTCATGGCTGTTTACCCGGTTCATCAATTCAGATGAGGATGTTTCTTCCATATCGCGGATCACTTCCAGCGACCGCACACCACTAAGGCGAGTGAATTGCGAGTACAGTTTTTGTGACAGCTTTTCGTTACCGTCCTTCATGGACTGAAGCTTTGCCACCAGCCTTTCGTCACGTAGTTGAATAAAAATGTTCGCCAACTGACTTTTGTTAGAGAAACGCTCGTTTAGCGGTGCCAGGGATGACGTTGGAATGCGGCGCTTCCAGGTAGCCCTGATCGCCTCATAGTTGCCGTTAAACTGAGCGCGAATGTCGCTATCCGATGCCCCGGTCAGGGATTCGTTAAATTCGGCCTCTGCCTTAGCAACCGACTCATTGAGCACCGGCAACACATCTTCAACGGTCCCTTGTTCGCCATAGGCTTCCAGCTCGGCGTCATAGTTCTCGCCAAACACAGCACTCATGAACATTCGCGCAGAGTACATACTTCCCCCGCTACGGCTATACGCAAACAGATCACGTTTCAGGCCTTCGTCGCTACTGTCCGGATACACCAGAGAGGTTGGCGGGATATCATCTGGTATCGCACCACGCACGGGATAAACCAGCTCAAGCTTCCCGTCTATGTTTGCCATCCAGTAATCACCGCTCACGCGGAAAACCTTCTCAGTCACGGCGTCGTAGAACTGGGCGCGGGTCAGGATGCTGGCAACCCGGAGAGGGGTTAGCCCTTCTGCAGCTCGGCGACGGGCTTCTGCCGTATCCGGCGTAACGTCAAGCTGGGTGTCGAGATCAGCCACTGTCAGCTCTTTTTTCGCCCCCATGCGGTAGTCGGAATACAGGTACACGGAGGTATAAGTGATCTCCGCTTCAACCGCTTGTTTTTCCGGTAACAGGCGAGTGATACACACAACGACCTGCTGCGGGGTGTCCGTTTTGATGGTGTAGTAACCGCCGCTTTTAATTACCCGACCGTCATGCGTTTTCATATAGCTCGACGGATTCAGCAGCACATCCGGGTCAATGTCGATCACACCGGCGGCGATGCCACGCTCCAGATCACCTTTAGAACGTTTTAACATCGTGGAGGCGTTTTTATTGCGCGTCAGCGTGTTACGGGCTGTTTTAGCCTGGCCTTTCAGCTCACTCAGTTTCTCAATCTGGTATTTCAACATGGTACGGGCGTTACGACGCGATGAGCCGTGATAGACATCAGCGCTTCTCTTGCCGTGCTTCTCTGCCCACTCGTTATAGTCAGATTCTTCCTGCGTAACGCTGGTGCGCGCGTCTTCTACGGTTGCCTCCTGGACTTTGACCTGCTCAGTCAGGGCGTTGAGGTTGCGCTCCAGGTCTGCCGGATCTTCGTTTGCTGCAATGGATGACCGCAGATAAACGTCGAGTGCCACTTCCGCATCTTTTTCGGCTTTACGGCGTTCGGCCTCGCGGCGCGCGGATAGTTGCGCCTCAAGACGGGCTTTGCGTTCGTCCTGGTTTGCCGCCAGCAATAGCTGAATGTCTTCGTTTTCATCCATGTCACCGTTTTTCAGTGTGGATGCGTCTGACGTCATGATTTCGCTGATCCAGTCGCCCTTACGCTTCAGCGTACTCAAACGGAACTCATCGAATGAGCCTTTGCCGCAGTAGTAATGGACGTTCACGCTATCCTGTGACGAACCGACACGGGCGCCGCGTCCATTTCGCTGGTTAATGCTGGCAGGGGTCCACGGTAACGTCAGGTGATGAATATCCGTGGTGCCTTTGTGAAGGTTAATCCCCACTTCGGCTTTCTTGTTACAGATGACGATCGGGGTACGGCCTTCGTTGTAGTCAGCGGCGATCCCTTCCATGCCGGAGAGGGACATATCATTCAGCGCGGAAACATAGTCCTCGTATTTCGCCAGCTCGCTGTAATACTTCTCCCATGCCCCATCTTTGTAACTGCCGTCGGCCTTTTCCGTCGGTTCTACCGGGCATTTGACCTTTTTCAGTTTTACGCCGGTGGCTTGCTGTACGCTGGTGGCGTTGATTATCCCGATCTGACTCTCATCCAGCCCCAGCGCGTTGGACAGAATGCGCCGTAGCTTACCGTGCTGGCTTTTCTCATCCATGAAGATGATTTGCTTACCGTTCACCATTCCGGCTTTCAGGTTGGCAATCAGCGCGGCATATTTTGGCGGTATCGGGTGTGTGACCGTCTTCATGTCGATACCGGCTTTCGCGATAGCATCGAGTACGGCGGCTTCCAGCTCCACGCTAACCACCAGCTCTACGGCATCCCCACGGGTATTAACTTTGGTTTCGACGACCTTACTGGCTCGCGTACTCACTAACCCGGTATCAGTCTCATCGTCATCAGACTCTACTCCACCAGCCGCAGCCGGAAGACCGGCAGCTATAGCCATCACTTTTTCACGCTGGTCTTCCGGGAAGATGAACGTCATGGACGAACGGTATAAATCCGGATCAATGACCAGCTTGTCCATGTCTCGGATCACCGAGAAAATGAAGTCATCATTCTTGTTCGACGTGACAGAGACAGTGCCGTCTCCATTAGGCTCAACGACTTCTTTTTGCCCGATTTTCGCCGCGCGCTGGCGCAATTCCTCGTAGATTTCCACCTGTTCGGTTGTCAGCGGCACGTCTACGTTGATTTCGTTCAGGTCGGGGATTTTGACGCTTTCTTTCACGTCCTTAGCGGTTTTGAGCGTCGTCCAGCGATGGAAAATACCGCGCAAGCCGTCTAGGTTCTTAAAGCCAACCAGCCCCTGCTTATCCACCACCTCGCCGGATATCTTCTGGACTACCACATTGGCGGTTTCGCCAAACACTCGCACAAAGTCATCAGGGGTCAAGATCCCCATCGCTTTCCACTCTTCAACCGGCACAACGTGGGAAAGCATGTTGAAGGCATCGAGAGGACTGTTTACCAGTGGGGTAGCCGTTAGCAGGGTGACGCCGCGACCATTGAATTTCTTCATCAGGTAGGCGCTTTTTACAGCCATATCACGGGCAATTTGTGAGACAGACGGGTTCGGCAAATAAGCCAGTTGAGCGGTTTCGCGACCTGCAGCCAGTGAGTTGCGGTAGTTGTGGCCCTCATCCGCGATCACGTTGTCAAAGTTCATGTCCTCAAAATACGGAACCTGTTGCTTCTTGGCGGTGCCGGTGTCAGCGGCCTTGTCTTTGATTTTGTTTTTCGCCAGCTCCGCGCGGTGACTACCTTTCAGAAGGTCGGTTCGCCCCATGTCGATAGCGTTATAAAGCGCCTGTGCCGAGTTCTCATCTATGGTTTCTTCGCGTAACGGGATCATGCCATACTGCTCTTTGGTCATAATCACACTGCGGAAGTTTGACGCCGGAATGCGGTTCATGCGTTCCAGAATCGTGGTGCTGTCAGCGTCCTTGATGACGTTACGCATAACCGGACTGCCGGAGGCATCCATCATCGGCTCGTTGTTCTCGTTACGAACCTGTGATTTCTGGACCGTCCCGTCTTCACCCATGACCTCATCAATGCCGACAAACAGCATTTGCGCAAAGACCTCATCACTGTAGAAGTCCCGCGCTTCGTGATACCAGTTGTGGTAAACCGCTTTGGGTACGACGATGGCAGTACGTTTTGAGCGTCCGTGTTGGTAGTTGAAGGCTTCCAGCGCCAGCGCGGTTGTGGTTTTACCCAGGCCAGTACCAAAACCCATGATCCCGCGTCCGTCTTCGGAAAGGCGGCGAACCTCTGAGTTTTGATAGCTTAACGGGATGCGCTTACCGGATAGCCCTTCCAGGCTTAACGATTCGCTGGAGTGTTCAAACGGGATGTAGTTGTTGAACGCGTCGTTGTAATCATTCACAACCCCGTCAACATCAGGGTGCGATTTCAGCCAGTCATTGAAACTGCCTTCCAGACTGGCGATGCGCGCCAGGTAGTCACTTGCTTTGGGCCCACGCGGTTTAACGCCGTTAAGGTAGTTCTCCAACTGGTTCAGGAAGCCATCGCTGTTATTGGCCTTCTTAAATTCAGCAACACCACCTTTGCCGTTGACCGTTCGTAGCTGATACCCGGTAAAAACACCGTCCTTGCCGTCGTAATCATCCTCAGAGATCAGATAGCCGTCCTCGACTTCCAGATCCTTCGTGTACCGGAACGCGTCATAACCCTGTTCGGCGAGAAACTCCTTAATCAGACGGCGGTCAAGCCAACGGGCGTTAAGGTTCACCTTGATTTTGTCAATCGGGGCGGCAACACGACGGGTATTAATAAGCTCCATCTGACGGACAAAGTTTTGCTTTTCTGGCCCGTCCGGGTACTCATTCACCAGCCCAGCCAGATGGTTTATTTTGCCGCGCACGTTCCCGCTGGTGGCGCGGGACATTGGCAGCATATTTCCGTAGCCGTCGAGCGCAATTTCGGGGAACCCGGCAAGGTAGGCCAGTAACGCATCATCACTTTCTGGCAGTTTGGCGGTGCATACTTCCCTGAATTGCTCCAGGGTGACGGGGATCAGGTCAATCTGGCTGAACAAATGGCTAACGACCTGCTCCGGATTGGCGGTATCCAGTGTTTTCAGTTCGCTATCATTCATATTTCCGGTCAGCAAATCCGATAGCTGGCCTTCCCGGGTAACGTTCGCCTGAAAGGTGAGCCAGGCCTTCGCTTTGCTGTCAGACAACCCCGTTAACCGCAGACCGTTAGGCGAACCACTTCGGGCGACCTCTTCGGCGGTGAGGCGCGCCGCGTCCACCAGCACGGAACCGGCGTCATACCCCTGGGCGATCATGTCCTGCGCATCGTTAATCGTCAGGCCGATCAGACCACCACGCATAACACGTTCACGCTGGCTGGCCTTCTGCTTCAGCGCAAAGGAAACGACACCCTTTTGCCGGTCGGTAAGCAGTGACGGGTAAACATCGAGGACGGCTTTAATTTCGCTGGCAGTCAGTGACAGCAGCCCCTGCAGTGAGCGGCATTTCGTCTGCAGATCACCAAACGTTGCAGCACCGAATCTGGCGGGATCAATTGCCGTGTGGTTAGTGGTTGTGTCGCGTATCCATTTTTCGCCGTCGAATACATGCCAGATATCCCCCACCAGCCGCTTGTCGCCTTCGACCGCGCCCTGATAAGCATCCTGTTCAATGGTGAGCATGGACCAGTCAATTCGACTGTCAAAACGACGGGACAGCGCCTGTTTCATTGCGGCGTTGGTGAGTTGGCCATCCTTCTTGACCGTGAGTATGTTGTTGAAAGATGAGCGCTCAGTTTCGCCGTGAACAAACCGCTTTCCTTCCGGAGTGAGGAACCACTTGCCCTTGATGAAAACAGGCCACAGCACATTCGCGCCGGTGAGCGTCTTGTCGGTGGCATCGTTGACGATCGTCGCCAGTGCTTTCGTGTGTTTGCGTAATACCCAAACATCGACCACCGTTGATGTACCACTCTCGGCAAAGGTGCCGGACGGCATACGATGGGCGCCCAAAAACTCCGCCTTGCGGGATACGCGGTCACGCAGCTTCTTATTCGTTCCGCCGCCGTCTGTCATGCCGTTCGGGACCACCAGCACAATCAGGCCTCCCGGCTTAACCTTGTCGATGGTTCGCAGGATGAAGTAATGCCCGACGTTCGTTTCGTTTTTGTAGGCCGGATCGAGTTCAGCGTACCCGGTGCGGCTTTCGCCAAACGGGACGTTCCCGACCGCGTGGTCGTAGGTATCATCAGGCACGTTAACTGCCAGGCTTTCGAACGCGCCAATATTCACACTGTCTTCGGGGTGAAGTAGCTGGTTAATACGACCGGACACCAGGGAGATTTCTGCAGCCGTCATGATCGCACCGGCGGGTTTCGTCTCCTGAAAAATCCCGGTCCCCGCCGACGGCTCCAGCACGTGACCGGACGTAACGCCATAGTCGGCAAGAAGATCCCACACACCTTCTGCCATAAATGGCGGGGTGTAATATTCGTACTGGCTTCCGCCATCAGAAAGGCCACCCTCCCCCGTATAGCCAGCCAGAATCGCGCGCTGTTCGTCGCTCAGGTTGTTGCCGTTGAAGTTTTGCGGGAGTTCGTTCAACAGGCGCATAGCGTCATTGTTCGCTTGTCGCCGTGCTCGCTGAATACTGACGCCGCTTTCCTTCTCAATACCGAATCGCGCCACGCTTCGAACTTTACGCGCCCGGAGTATGACGGCTATCAACTCACTTAACGTTGATGCCCCATTTATTGCTTCTGAAAGCTGATTTGCCATTTTTTAACCTTATGCCCGTAAAACATAGACCCAATAAAATCCCAGCAAATCTAAGCGGTCTGTATTTAATAAGGGTACTGGTCAAAACATGGCTAACAGAAAATCGACGAACTCCGGGCCACTCGCTGCCCTGAAAAAACTGTTCTCCAGTGCGCCGAGTACGCCACTGGCACAACTCCCCATCAGTAGTGGTCACAACGTTGTTTCGCGATCTGGACTGTCATTTATGACGGGCAACCGGCAGGACGCCCCCGGAGAACTGACCACACAAGCGGATCACATAGGCATTAATCTTGAGCTGCCGCTGGACAGACTGTCCCGGTATACCGTGCTGGAAGAAATGTCGAAAAGCGCAACCGTCTCACAGGCGCTGAATATCCATATCGCGCAAGCGCTATCCCCCAGCAAACGTACCGGGCTGGCCTTTACCATTGCGGCAAAAGATCCCGGCGACAAAGAAACCGTAGCGCGCTGCAACGAGCTAATGGACGACCTGGGGGAAATGATTAACACCGGTTTGCCGTCATGGGGATTGCTCATGGCAATTTTTGGCGTGGGTTATATGCGTCCCTACGGTGAGCCAGGGCGCGGCATCATCAATATTGAGTCATCCTATTACACCCTCCCGTACTTCATTCAGGAGTTCAACAAAGGCGGCACACTGGCGGGGTTCGCCGGTGATTACCTTCTAGCCCCGGACACGATGCAACGAATGCTGGCTAATCCGTGGGAAATCGTGGCGATGAAAAACCCTTTCTGGACACCATCGGGGAATATCATTCCGGTCACAACGGGTACGCGCGGCTATTCGCTATTAACCGAACAAGCCCAGCACACCCTCGCCGAAACGCAGAATTACGGCACCAGCTTTCTGGAGAACTCATATGAACCGTTTATGAACCTTTGCGGCGCCCTGAATGCCCTGAAAGCCACCCGCTATAACGCCGCCAAAATTGACCGCCTGATCGCCCTGACGACCGGCACCCTCGATCCGGTAAACGCCGCCAACTACACGCGCACGGTAAGCCAGTCACTGAAGCGCAACAGCGATGCTATGTCACGGCGTTCGCTGCAAGCCAACACAATGCCAACGGTGCTAAACCACCTGATCCCGGTAATGGGTGACGGGAAGAACAACGTCACGATTGATACCCAGTACATTCCGGCGGATATCAACGGAATTGAAGACGTGATGTTTCACCTGCGCCAGTTGTGTTCAAGCCTGGGCATTGATTCGACGATGCTCGGATGGGCAGACCAAATGTCCGGAGGACTGGGGGAAGGAGGCTGGGCGCAAACTGCTATACAGGCGGCGATCCGCGCGCAATGGTTGCGACAGGCCGGTAGTGATGCGATTTACCGAATCGCAGATATTCACCTGGCGTACAAACACGGCAAAGCCTACCTGCCGAACCAGCGACCGTACACCGTACAGTTTAATTCCATCAATACCGCGCTGATGCAGGAAGAAGCCCGCGATCAGGATTCCCGCGCCAACTTCATCGCCGTCATCACGCAAATTCTCGACCAGATCCAGCAAAGCCCGAAACTGGCGGGTAGCGAGACGTTTATGCGTTACCTGTTCTGCGACCAACTCAAGATGGATGACCAAACACTGCAGTCCATGATCAAGGAGTTTAGCGCCACTCAAGACCCCTCTGAACACGACGACATGATGTACGAATCCACTCCAGGAAAAGGCGACGACAGCAACCCGGAGACATGGAGCCGGGAGCAACTGCTTAATTTCGCCAAATTCGTTATGACCCAACAGTAATACACGGAGCACATTTTGAAATCACTTAAAACAGTTACTGATCGCTTTTCTCTGGTGGACACTATTCGCCGCCACACGCCACAGAATGAGCGCAATTACATTCTCAAGTCCGTTCGCGCCACCTTCAGCAACCCATCGGTGCAGGAATGTATCGCGCTCGGTGAAATGTACGGCTATTACGGTCACGGGCGCCGCGCTATGCACTACGCCAAAACGGGCAAACTTACTCTGCCTGAAGTATCCGTAGCCGTCGTGGAAGGCAAGCCCGTAACCCTGACGAATGTCCCCTCAAACCGTACCCTTTCGGTATCCGTAGACGATGATGGGGTAGTCACGCACACCCAGGAAATTCTGGACACTGAGCCAGGCCAGATCGTCAGCGGTATGGAGGCATCAAAGGCTGGCGGCTGGAGCTGGGCCACCAGCGGCGACGACAGTTCCGTTCGTTCGATTGTCACCGGGTTCTATGGCTTCGACTACGTGACCACACCTAACTTTATCAGTCTGGACAAAAAGTCATTGATGCTGGAATCCGCCGATACGCGCACGGATATCATGATTGCATCCCTGATTGAGTCAGGCTTCAGCCCAAATGCCGCTATCGACATTTGTCATCACTTTGAAACCCTGCAGAAAGACCAGGCGATGTTTGAGGCCGTGGATCATACCAGCCATCTTGAAAGCCAGGTGTGGGCATTACGGGGCCGGTTAGAAGAGGCGCAATCGCGGGTTAATGAGCAAAACGCCATGCTGGAAAGCAATGGTGAACTGGCGAAAGCCCGTCGTCGCATTATGCGGGATACGCTGAACAACCTGCCGGTGTTTATCAGCAAGGAGCAACGTCAGGCACTGATCCGAATGGAAACGGAGGAAGACATTCAGGTACTGTCTGCGATGCTGGAGTCGGCTGCAGGGCATGTATCATCCGGTCTGCCTTTAGGCGATACCCCGCCACGCCAACGCGATCCGGGGAAACAAGTCACGACCGCCAGTGATGAGGACGTTTTCTGGTTGCGCCCTAAACGATAAACACCTGCCGTCTCAACCCAACCGCCTTAACTGGCGGTTTTTTATACCCTTTTTCCACCAAAAGATAACATAAATACTAAGGTGTAAATAAATACAGCATTGTCAAAAACAGGAGATCAGAATAGTATCCATTTCCAGACGATCCGGATCTTCATGGTTAAAAAGATCGTGCTTTTTGTAAATGCGTGGGGGATATTACCCGCAGAAAGCAAAAAACCACCCTGCCAGGTGGTTCTTGCCGGGGGTTAAACCCCTGAAATTCTATGTGATAAGTCAGCAACCAAGACCAACAAAAAAGGGAACAAACAAGGAGGCAATAAGGAGGTAAATATGAATTAACCCTAACCGCTTTCCCCCGCCAACAAAGATGAAACGTTCTTTACTGAGCGAAGGCCTTTTGTTGTCTGGTAACTAGACTCGCGTCCAGTTTACTAGCGCCGATCCCGGCACTCAAGTGTTTTTTTTGCTCACTCACGATCATCTTTGACCAAATGTTACTCAGTGACAGGAAGCCCCGCGTCTGAAGGGTTTCTGAATCAATATAACGATGGAAAAAGACAGAAAAATGGATAACGCAAAGGAACCACGGACTGATATGCAGGGCTATGTGATCAGCGCCGACCTACCTGATTTTGAGCACTACCGCAGCATGGACAACAACGCGCTTTGGAATGAGGTTCAGAAAAGCTATCCCACCGGGTACAAACTCAGCCACGCCTTTTTATGCCTCCCTGCCACGCTTATCAGCCGCACCGGAAAACTGATTGCCGCCAGCATTGCCAACAAAGTGAACCCATCACACACAGGGGTTTGCTATGCCAGCCGTAAAACGCTCGCCCTCGATGCAGAAGTCTCTGTCGCCACACTGGATCGCTTCACATCCGGCGCTGCAGGTCGTGCTATTTTCACGTCTGAAATTCCCAAAGATAAAATTGGCCTTGAAACAGCAAGGCGCACACTGACACGCGGGGCCATGTTGTTTTGTCTGGCGATCTCCCTGTTTCGGAAGACTGTCAGCAGAGTGAAACAAAAGGTAATGGCCTTCGCCTTGAAAGCCGCGTCATCCGTGCTTTTCACCAAATCAGGGGGGCGCAAAACGATACCCGGAGAGGGGGCGCAGAATGCGCTACAAAACAAGATATTACCCCCTTCTAAAAGTCAGAAAGAAAAGATAAATATTGGGACGGGTGATACTAATTCTGTGGATAACTCGGAAGTGCCGCAGGGCAAAACGTTGACGCAGTGGGATGAACAAATTAACCAGACCCGGATACAGGGCCAGCTCAACACCGCAGAACGCAACTACCAGGAACGACTGTCAGCACTCAGCGCCAACGAGAAGCGCTACAAACACATGTTCATCAAGCTGATGGATGTCTTTAAAAGCTCCACCCACCAGCGAGAAGACGTTATGTTCCGTTCAAGCTACGCAAACGTGGATTACAGCAAAAAACCAAAAGGCTTTCGGTAATTACGCTTCGCTGGTGGACGTCTGCCCATTCAGGTTAGGCAGCTTGTAGGACTCCGGTCCGGGTTCATCGGAAGGCCAGCGGTAACTTGTCACACGGCTACGCGGGAACGCCCGGATATTCACGGCATCGCCCTGGTTGCCACCCAGCACTAACAGATTACGGTTTGCGTCCTGACCAACGACAAAGCCAACATGACCGCCGCCGTCACGGGTAAACGTGACAATGCAGCCATACGCCGGATCGTGAAGGGCTACACCCCAGGATGAGTAGCTTCGGGCAGATTCGAAGCGGGTAGACTTGATGCCCACACGTTCAAGCATCGAACCAACGAACGCCGCACACCACGGGGTTTCGTCGTTTTTGATGCCGCCACGCTTGATATCTTTCCACATCTGGACGATTTCAGGGTTGTTTTCCTGGCCTTTGATTTCCCGCAGACCAATGTGTTTACGGGCTTCCGCGACCCAACGCGGATCAATAGGTTGACTCATGCTTTTTCCTCTTTTTGCTCTGAGCCAAAACAGTAACCGGTCTGTACTTTACCCCGCTGGCGAGCATCCTGACCCCGTGACAAAAAGAAGCCCACATAACGTGGGCTTTGCTCTTAGTTGACCGTGTTGTCTACATTCGGTATGCCTTCATCGTCGTCCGGATCATCGTCTCCGCCTTCAACTTCAGGCCAGTCCACCAGCCAGCCAGCGCTTTCCAGGCTGCGTAGGACCAGGTGAGCCTCAGCATCCAGCGAGTTCACTTCTCCGACCGCAGAGTTCGGACGCACACCGTGAAGGCTGGCGCGCATATCGTCCAGGGTAATACCCCCTTCGACGATCGCCAGTGCGCCAGTCTCGCTACACTCAACTACTCCGGATTTATCCCCCGGCATCGTCACTTTAATGCGCATTTTGCAGCTCCTTAAAGCATCCCAGTAAAAACTCAATAATGCCGTCACCGTTTAAATATGAGTTTGCCGTCAATTCAGGATCGGCATAACACTGTAAAGCCATTGAGAACACTTCAGTAGAAAGGCAATTGTTCAACGACGGTGCTTTCGATAATACCTTGCCACTAGCCAGACTCACCTTTCTTTCCATGTAGATTTTGGACATGTAGTAGTGACTCAGTGACGTTTTGACCTTGTACTCAGCATCGCCGTACCCACCGAAATTACTGTAGGTCAGTCGGCCTTCAGCCTTCGATTTCAGAAAACCTTTTGCACGTTCAAGCAAGTGCGGATTAGAAAATTCAACATGGTGTCCCAGCTCGTGCCACATAACAGATTCATCGTTACTGTCTGCTTCGATTGTCACAGACTTTGATGTCCTGTTAGCTGACGCCCTCACACGAGACTGATGTTCGATCGTTTCCAGTGTATTCAGCTTTCCGCCGGTTAAGGTATAGACTCGCCCCGCAATATCGCGCGCATCGTATCCAGGACGCCATTTTGCAGTAACAGCCGTTTTCTGTGTGACATCATCGCTAACGTTGAGCGCGCCAGCCCATGCGCTGGCCTCTTCTTCTGTCACCGACGAAGACTGGATCACCGCATCAAAGGCCGCTTTAACCTTACCGTGAATGTTCTCAATAATCATTGGAGGGTATTGCGTCGTTCCCTTGAATAACCGCCCTATCTCAGCCAACTGGAATGATTCATCAGATTCACGATCCACCAGCCAGCCAAGCCGTTCTATATCCATGCCTATCCCACCACGCGATGTGAAGACGTCTTTCAAGTAAGGCTTCAACCTCTCGGGCCTGTCACGGACTTTGTTGATTTCACCGACATAAAAATCGATTTGTTCCGGCAATGAAAGCTGGTCCTTTTGATCACCGACCTCTGCAATTGCTTTAACGCGCTGCAAAACATCGATATAGGCATCCGCCAGCTCGTCGCCGCTAAAAATCGGTGACAACCCAACGGCATCAAGCGCGGCTTTGCCTTCTCCCATTACGCCGTCAATATTGGTCAGCGCCTTTTTCCCGGCGGTAATGGCCTTCTGGAGAACGGAGATCACCTCCGGGATTGTGTTTGCCTCTGGCAGACGTTTATCAACCTTGTTCGTTATTTCTTCATAGATGTTTTTCGGCATTTTCATGCTGTTGTCCATCCAGGTACGGCAAGCCTTGCGCAACTCATTCCAGCTCAAGTCTGACGCCATTACCTCTTCCAGCCGGTGCATGAGCATGAAGAGACGATCGCTACTGGCGCCAGCCTCCGCAGCCTCCAAAAATATCTTCACCCGGTAATTAATATTTCGTGCATCAGCCAGCGATGGTGCTGGGGTGTTGCTATTGATGGACTCAAGCACAGCCTTACTGTAGAAGGCACTGTTTTCGACCGAATCAGCCATCGCGCCCAGCAACTTACCGCTATACCCGTTCGACTCTGCCCATGACCGAATGTTGGTAAGGGTATTAGCGCCAATAACAAACGGCATCTTTCTTCCCAGTGAGAAATTCAGGCGCGCGAGATTTTCTTCGGTATCCGGGTTAGCCGTTTCAATTTTGCCGCTCATTTTGATGGCGTTCACCAGCTCGTCTACGCTGGTTGCATTCGCGATCATTTGGGATATATACGCGCCGGTGTCACCCGGTGCGGATTCAAACATCGCAAAGTTCAGCCCTTTTCCTTCGCCGTATTCCTCTTCAATTTCGGCGGATACTGATGACAGTACATCCCCAAGAGAAAGACTACCGCCGCCGAACATATCCCCTAAAGCCTGTTGCTGGTGGATCAGCTCATCGTTAATCTTCTGCGCCATCTTCTTAAACGCTGCGCCAATACGCTTTGCGCTACGGTTGTTAGCGACGATAAACAATGCCAGGGCTTCCGCCTCTTTGCTGGTATCTTCAAACAGGCCTTGTTGGGCGATCACCTCTTCCAGCGCTTGCCCGGAGTCTTTCGCTCGTCGGACAAGGTTGATTGCTTCCTGTAGCGCGGCAATGGCCTGTTTATCCAGACCATCAACTTCATCAAGTCCCCCCACCAGCCCGTTGACGGCCTCCTTGTGAACATCACCGGATAGCATCTGCATCTGTGCAAAATCACTGGCTGCAGTGTTGAGTGCCGTCAGAATATTGCGCATATCAGGATCGGGTTCTTCTGCGACCATTTTGACCAGGCGCTCATCCTTGTACGCTTTGGCGAAAATAGCGTTCTGAATGCGGTCAATTAACTGCTTCGTCGGTCTGCCGTCCGTTGTCACCAGACCTGCAGTAGCCGTGTCCCCAATTTCGCGCATAAACGCCTGAATAAAGCTGTCGTTTGACCGGGCAAGGAGATTGCCTTCCTCGGACGGCGAAAACATTGCCATAAGGCGCTCATCCAGCATTTCAGCGTCTACGAATGCCTTCTCGCTTGCCGCCATTTCCTGAAGGTCGGAAAGGTTGGAGTCTCTGGCGAACTGCGCGCGATCGACGTCGGTAATTCGTTCCCTGACCAGCACCGGCCTGTCCATCCGGGCAATATCTTCAGCTTTAAGCCCATAGTCGGCGGCATGGTCGATAAGATACTCGCGGTAGCTGTCAGCTTGCCCCTGCTCGTAAGCCCTCAGTATCCCCATTGATCGCCCATTACCCGACTCAACCACATTGTCGGGGCCAACAATTGGCGCGCCGTGGCTACTTAGCCCCGAATCGGTTAGCTGTGCTGGCCTCAAGTTACCGGCGATCTTGCTCACCTGAATTTTGCTCGACATACGGGTTCGATCCCGCGGCTGCAGCTCTGTCGGGAATGCCGGGTTTATCGTCCCGTCCAGGTTGTTTGAGATGATCAGGTTTCCGGCGTTAACAACTTTAAAGCCCGTTTTGACTTCATCGCCCTTGCTCGTCACTACAAACGACGTTCGCCCCAGCGGGGACTCAGTGAATTGCAGCGATGCCACCAGCGCAATAAGGCCATCCAGACCTGATGTGCCGTTAATGGCCTGTTGTGTTGCGTCCAACGGTCATACCTCCACGTTTTGGGTTTCGTGAAGGATAAGGAGTGTGTGTTTTATTCAGGGGGAGGAAGAAAAAGCCCCGATGAACGGGGCCGGTAATCAGTATTCAGAGTGCATACTCGTTTTGAGTCGCCCACGCGTTAGCCTGGCCTTTCATATCATCCAGGGTCAGGAACTCGTTAAGGTACTCACCAACCTGGCGTAGCGTGTCCACAAAGTCCATCTGCGCCTGTGTTACAAACTTCCCGGAGAGAAAGTCTTTAACGATTGACGGCGCATTTTCTTTGGCGTCGTCTTTGGCCTCGTCTGGACTTGCTTCAGCGCCATAGCCCAGCTTAACTAAAATGGCGTCGATTTCGTCATTCAGGTCCAGCAAATCCAGCCCTTTAGCCGTCGTTGCTTGTACCATCAGCTCATCAAGACGGTCATTTAGGTCAAGACGTTCCAGCGCGCTTAAATTCATGCCCCTGCCCCTTCTCGTTGAATAGCCACCAGCAGATCAGACAGGTGTTGCGCGGCGGCATTCACTTTGTCTTCATTTTCGTCAAAACGACCGGCGTCCTGCAGTGTTGCAATGGCACCGCGAACCTTGCTGCGCGCATCACGGATCTCCGCGATATCTTTGGACTGCAATTTGGTCACGGCATCCAGATAATCTAACGCGTCATTTGCGGCTTTATCAGCTTCAGATACCACAGGCTGGTCCTCGTTGTTTTGTTCCGGTGCTGGTGGCGTTTGGTTCGCTAACTCGGCTTTAACTTGCCCTAAAAAGTAAGCGAGATCGTCCCCTTCCGGGTACGCCATATTCGGTGCGATTTTCTTTGCGTTCAGCTTAACCTGAGAGTCAAACATCTTGGCGTCCGTCTCAGCCATTTCAACGTATTGCTCTGCATAGCGCCCCATTGAATCACTCGCGACATCCTTCGCCAGCGCATCGAGATCGGCCTGAGTCGGGATCAGCTTCAGCTCAAAGTTAGAAGCCTCCTGTTCCGTCAGTTTATGGTCGTATTCAATGAAGCCATGACGTGCTACGCGACCATATTTATCGTCCTGCGCCGGTGCTGCCAAAATAGCAGTCTGGCCTGCAGGGACGGCACCAATCCCGGCAGGACGATTTACCAGCGCATAGCGGTATTTGCCGACTTGCTCCGGTTCCGGTTGTGGCTCCGGCTGCGGTTGCTGTTCTGGTAGCGGCGGCTTTTCTTCCTGACCGGCATCCGCTGTCGTGACAACGTAACGGTCTGCTCGCCCTTCACGGTAGGCTTTAAGCAGTTTTGTTGCCGTAACCCCCATAGCTCCGCCCTGGGAGGATGGGGACGGCATTTCATACACCTTACCGGACGGATCGGCGATGATTACGCTCCCCATCAATTCGCCGTCGTTGTCATATGAGTTGTAACGGATCTCCGCGCCGTTACTCAAAGTGGCTTTACCATCAACACCCATGCGCTCTTTCACTTTGCGCGTCGTATCAGTGAAAGATGAACCTGCAGCGCTATCACTGCCTGACGGAGTGCCGTTCTGTAAAGCAACCAACTCGGCTTCCAGCTCTGCGTTAATGCGGCGCTGGCTGGCGAGTTTCTCACGTGCGCTTTGCTCGTCGCTCTGGTGAGTGAGTAATTTGCTCTGCATGGATTCAACCTGAGTGAGCAATGAGGATTGTTGCTCACTTAACTGGTCGTTTTCGGCGTTCATTGCGTCAATATCGCCACGCAATTTAACCTGCGCCGATTGCTGTTTGGTGAACTTTGCGCTGTTGCGCTCGACTAGGTTCGCCAGCGCCTGAGTAACCTGTTGTAACGACACGTCGCGACCACCAATCGGGGCCACAATATGCGTTACATCGCGCTTGTTCAGCAGGAAACGGAAAGCCACCAGCAAATCATCGTTTTTGATGCGCCCGTTATCTGCGGTCGGGGAGTGGAAGACCAGAGAAATAGACTGACCATCTGATAACGGTATCAGCGCAGTCATGATCGGAATGCCGTTAACACGGCGAACCTTCCCGATAATGGCGCCACCAATCGTTTTTTCTCCGCTATCGTCCAGGCCAGCATCATCGGTCCCGGCTTTAATGCCCGTCCCGTTCAGGCCACGATTGAGCGATCGGACAAAGGCGCGCATGGTCTGAGACAGGCGCATACGTTCCGTAGTAATCGCTTCAAACATCGCGGAGTGCGTGGTGTAGATCAGCTCGTCACCGAGATAAGAGTGATCCACTTCATCAATCGTGACGCTTTCCAGCATCAGATCTGCACCTTGCCCTTTCATCAGGTCATCGTAGATAGCGTCAGTGATTGCAGGTGCGATGTAGCCAGGCACATCCTTTAGAGTGATTGTATCAATCAGTTTAACGGTCATTTTGTACCTTCTTTCAGTTGCGCGATCTCTTTCTCTAACTGGCTGGTCTTTGCCATTTCGAGATTCAGTGCCGCCTGAATGTTCTCTTGCGATTTTTTCGCTTCGTCGGAATCCGAAGAGAGGGACTCAATTTTCTTTTGAGTCGTGGCGATCGTCCCCTTCAGTTCGTCGCGGCGCGCCCGTGCGTCACTGAGCATTTGCACCCCAGACTTAACACCCTTGCTGGGTTGTGGCTTGTTGCCGTCGGTGTCTTTCTTAGCGGCACGGGCCAGCTTTCTGGATAGTGACTTCTGAAAAGCGGTTGAGCCTTTACGGAATAAATCAGCCAGTGATTTACCCAGTTCAGCCATTGTTTTTACGGGGGTGTATGGTGCGTTTTTGCCATTCAGCTTAATGCCGGAGATATCGCCGGTGTTGTTCACCTGAATTGACATGACCTGCTCATCAATTCCTTTCAGCTCAAACGTTTTTACGGGAATGCCGTCTTTTCGTCTGGCTGGCCCTGCCGGGGTGATTTTGACGACCTCATAACCGGCTTTAGAAATCGCTTTTTTCAGCTTATCCAGGCCTTTCTCGTTTAACTCATCAAAGTTAAGCGTGACGTAGCCCTTATCTTTAGTTGATGACACTGTATCCCCCCTTACCTTTCGCAATCTCATAGCTGCGAACGGTTGACTCCTGAAGTGGGAAGATGCGGTACAACGGGTTCATACGGCTGTTACCGTGGGTAATACGGATCGTTAGTTCCCATGTACCATTGTCCAGATAACGCGTATCTATCAGCAGGTACTCATGGTTTAAGCCTTTCGGCGTTAAATCCAGCGTCCTGGTTTTGCCCGTGATAACTGCCGTGGGGTTACTGGAGTCACGAAGCCAGTATTCGATATGCGCCCCAGTGAGTTTCTCGCAGTTGACCTGAAACTTGACCGGAAACGCTATCGCATTGTCCCTTTCGACTGCTTCCCCCGCGCCCAGTAACACGACCTGTTTTCTTTTAAAAATGAAGCGATCAATTGCCGCCACCGCCGCCATTCCCAGCAGGAAATAGTTTTGAATGTCATTCATTAGCCCCGGCCTCCTTTTGGCCCAAATAAGAATTGGATAGCTTCGATAAGACGGTTTTTAAGTGCTGTTGACACCTCGCGACCGTTGTTGCTGACAACCAACACGGCGAGATAAAGCAAGCTGTCGTCCCACGCCTTATGTCTGGCGATGTAATACGCGGTCAGTCCTGCGAGTACCGCTAACACCCATTCGGTGAGCAAGTTAAGGGATGACGCCTTTATCCTTTCCTCGCGCACCCCATGCAGGAAAACGCCTGTGCCGCTGAGTAGCGACAGGAAAAGCGCCTGTATGAGATTCGCTTCTACTTCTGTCACAAACCCTCCGTAAAACTCCTGATTGAGAGGGTGCAGAATAGTGAGTCTGTGATTTGCAAATGAAGGAGTTAGCCGGGGAAGTGGTTATTGGGGGAGGATGAGATAAAGAAATCAGAACGTCTTGCTGAAGCAGAGTCAATCATTTCCCCACTTGAACGAACGGTAAGGCTGAACATAGCAACTGATGAAGAGGTCAAACAACTTGAGGCGTGGGAACGATACAGCGTGATGGTTAACCGGGTAGATACATCAAACCCCGAGTGGCCCCCGGTCCCATCATGATAATTGAGTAAAGCCCGAGCTAATCGGGCTTTGCTTTTTCATATGGTCGGAGATTCGGGCCATTCAATATCTGGCGCATCAGTTGGTTTTACACGACTCAGTAATACCCGGTATTTTTTCCATGCAACAAGCGACTCTTTTTCATCATCGGTTGCCATATCGAAATCAACGGCATCCTGTAATGTTTCAATAGCTTCATTCGCTAGTTTGAGTTGCGTAATTTTCTTGTTTTGTGCTTCCTCAATGAACGTACTTCTCTCTGCATCAGTATCATCGACCCAAGATATGCCATCCCATTTTTGCCAAGCGTTTTCAGGCGCAATTGTCGTTGTTCCTACAGGATATCCGCCTGGTTCTGTTATCTCTATTTGATTACCGGTTTCTGTATCGAAAACAATCTCACCTCGATGATCCTCTGCCTCTTCCCACTTTTCATTTTTAGTATCAAAAATAAAAATAAAACCGTCTTTACTCTCTGGTGGTTTCATGGTTGTGCAATGGGCAGGTAGTCCAGTAAATGCTGGAATAAAAGCATCGCCTTGTCCAATAAATTCATTGGTATCTGAGCGAAGATTATAAACAGTTACAGTCCGGCATTCTCCGGTCATTTTAAAAGTCATTAGGCAAGCCTCACTAAATAATTAAATGCAGTATTTTTTACGGTATTTTCAGCATTACCAGCGGCGTTAACTGTAATGGCATGGCCATGCGGCCCAAGAGTGACGTTATGTGAGTGCGCACCTATACCCACAGTATGAGCATGGGCGCCGATGGTTACAGCATGCGCGTGGTTTCCAGCCGATGATGAGTTAGACGCCGATCCCCAGCGTGGCACCTGGTTTTGTGTGTTATTACCCGAATCTACGTAAGAACCTCCATTATTCCTGGAGTGTACGTGTGCCCCCGTTGTATTCGTTGTTTTCGTTCCATAATCAAACGAGGAAGATGTTTTAGTGCCGTAATCAAATGACGTCGTCGCCTTTGTCCCAAGATCGGTATTTGCAGCGGTGGCACTATGGTTATGCGATTTGATGCCATCCTGTTCCTGTGACAATACCGCACGCCCGGTTGCAGGTTTCCCCTTAATGGTCTGACCGCGCATATCAGGGATTACCCCCGACGGATACGCACTGCCAAGCAATGGATATGCTGATTTGTCAAAAGCCTGGCCCTGCATTAATGCGTAACCCAGAGGGGTGGTATCAGATGGCCACGGGATTGGCGCTCCCACTGGGAAGGAATTGTCGGGGGTCCACGGCGTCCAACCTCCAGTTGAATACTGGCTTCGCGTATAACTGCGAGAAGAGTTATACGTGCGATAAATCTGCGTGACTCCGGCACTTTTCAACACGACCAAAGAACCGGCGTTATTCTCTGGATAATGCAGCGCTGCACTGGTATTGGCATTTGCACTCTGAACATAGAGGCCGGGTGTTTTGTAGTTATTCAGATCCTGATTTGCGCCAATTTCGACGCACTGACCGTTGAAGATGTCCTGAGACGTGACATTGACGTCTCCGGACAGCGCGTGACCGTTGATTTTTCGGGTCGCCGGTACTGCATTTTTTGCGATCTCGATGGTTTCGCTTAAACCAAGGTATTTTATAACGTCGGCGATCGACGATTTAGCCAGGATATCACGCGCCACCTGCGTGAAATCTGTTTGTGCAACTGTGTCTGCACCGGTGAAATACGGTAGTTTATTTGCACCGGTAGCCAACGCTGCAAGTGCCGTTAGAGTGGCATCCAGTGGCTGTTTTTTCGCTAACTGATTAGTAATCGTTGTTGCGAAGTTCGGATCATTGCCCAACGCTTTCGCTAACTCACTGAGCGTATCCAGCGCTTCAGGAGACGATCCCACTAATGCAGCCACTGCAGCATTTACGAATGCCGTAGTCGCAATTTGTGAGTTATTAACTGTTAATGGTGCTGTAGGGGCCGTTGGTATCCCTGTCAGAGCGGGGCTATTGAGTGGTGCTTTCTGTGCAAGCGCAGCAGCTACTGTGGCGCTGTAATGTGGATCGTTGTTAATTGCATCCGCAATTTTTTTCAGCGTATTCAGCATGGCTGGCGCGCCGCCAACAAGTTCTTTCACCAGCAATGTAGCTATGTCATTAGCAGCTTTAACCGCCTTTTTGACTGCGTGTGACGATGCCGCAACATGGTCATCATCACTGTCAATCTCACTACTCAGCGTAATACCAAGAGCTTTATTCCGGCGATGCGATAAGTCGATCATATCCAGAGTCAACTCTGTCGCATCAGCGGGAACGGTTAAACGGCATAACTCCAGATGGTTGCCAGCTACCGGCTCACTGATGCTGGCAGTGAAAATCCGCGCAGCCGGAATATCTGAGCTACCATCAATCTGGTTGGTTTTGACACCATACTCGTAATTTGCTTCCAGCATTACCCGCGTTATGCCATTTACCGGGATAGCCAGTATCACATCTTCGATTTGCTGGACGGTTATCTGAAGATTATTCACATCTACAGAGGCTACTCCATGCCCACCGGGACCATGCAAAGATGTAATTTTAAGGTTTAACCCACCAGCAAGTTCAGGTGCAAATCCTCCGTAGATGCCAGGTGTAATGATCCCTTTCATCTTGCGGTTAAATGCAGAAGAGACATGACCATCCATGAACTGCACATCAGCCAGAAGCGCATGTTTGATCGCTGAACTCAGGATGGCGATTTTGTTAATGGCCTCGCTCATCTTGAGTTTCCTTTCTGCTCAATCGTGAGCAAAATATTGTACGTTTTGCCCTTATAAAGACTGTCTTGCTGGGCGCAGAGCACGGCAAATACAGCGCCCTGATCGTCTATTAGGGCAAGAGTATTAAAATCGAACACATCATTTTCCGGCAGTGCAGACTCCGGAAGGACAATGCTTACCGTGATGACTGCACCTTGCAACGTGCATATCAATTCACTTTCGGCAAACTTTCCGATGAGCTGTTCATTGGCGAAATCATTTGGAATTTCGGCAATATTCCAACCGCCATCAGGATTTTTCGTTACCAGGTCAGAGCGGCCCCAGTAAGCTTTCATTAGCGTAAAACGGCTACCAATGCCGATCGCGGATTCCGCGCGACGGGTATAGTAGTAATCCAGCAGTTTTGCCTTATACATACTCCCATTCGGCGAAGATAAATTGATGTTGTCTGACATATGAAAACCCCGTCACTAGAACTGTGACGGGATAATAATCAGTCTGTACTTTGTGTCGGCGGCTAACCCCCCTCCCCCCGCACGAGGATAGGTAAATCCAGAGGCCACGCGTCAACCGGTATAGTGTCAAGGGTTAGGTAGATAGGTTCCAGGGAACACGTTTGGGGTGTCACTTCGCCAGCATCATAACTAACCTGTGTTTGTTGCAGGTTCGCTAACTCCTGGACAGGCTGAAACAGAAAAGCACGGCTACAACCTACCGAGGAATGGGCAAGCTTTATGGTTTCTTCTGCTTCCTCAAGCCAGAAATCCAGACGGAGAGAAATGCCATCAAATACTGTTTCGAGAGGCAGTAACGGGGCAATAATTCGGTCTACGTCTTTTATCAGCCGTTTAATTAACTTGTCCTGTTCCTCATAGCCGTAAATTTCATACAGCTTGTTCAGGTCAACATTAATGGTGCCGCGCGAGGTGAGAAAGAAATCCCCATAACTCCCCTGCGCGATCTTAACGCCGCTTTCTGTAGTAAAAAACGTGCCATACGGGAAACGCTCCTGGTCTACCGGTGCGTATAACGGCTCCCAGTTGACCGGCAGGTTGCCAAACTCACGCCAGAACGTAGAGACAATAGGCCGGTCGGTTCCCTTAAAATGGACTTCATCAAGACGCTGGGCCAGCAGTATTGGCCTACTCGCTTTGTCTGTTTCTCCAATAACGAAAAATCGCCCGTACTCACTGATACGGGTATCCATGTCCTCCGGGTGCATGGAAAAAAACGACTTACGATCGCTGAGTCGGGAAAGCAGAGGGGCTACCTGTTCCTCATAGACCGCCTGTGTCACATCAGCGAAGTCAGGCCATAAGCCCTGGCGCTGTTTTTCGGGAATTAACTGTTTTTTTAACCAGTCTTTAATCACCGGATCACCTCCCCTGACTGGCGGATATCAAACGTAGAGTTTTTGGTATCGAGATAGATAAAATCGTTGAGATTTTCTGACTCCTGCATACCCTCAACCGTTATGTCATAGGTACTTAGCAACCCCATTTCATCAACGCACGTCCACATATCCTTCACTTTCACCTGAACAAACTGCACGTCGCCGTTTTCCAGCTCGTCACCAAAGCTTTTGGAGTCGTAGCCGAAACGAGACTCCAGTTCATCGGTGATGGCTTTTTTGGCGTCGTTAATGACCACGTTTTTATTGGCGCGACCGGTCAAAGTAATGGTGAACGGTTTCTGATTTACCTCCATCCAGCGGAAGTTTTTATTCAGGGCATTGGGTACGCTTTTCAGTGCCATATGAATGGAATCGGCTAACTGCTCCTGAGAAACACCCGGCTTATGTCCACTGAAGAAAATGGTATTGATATTGCGAAGGTCTTTGACGCCGGTTGCGGCTTCTTGTTGCTGTTCTCCCCATACAGCAAGCCAGCTCATGCCCGGAACATGGCGATGAATGAAATAGCGATAATCACCACCCCATACAACCTGCTCATCAAACGGTACGTAATACTGAGCGCGATAGCGCGTATCTTCGGTCGATTCAAACCCACTACCGCCGGTAATGGGGGTCGTCGTGACCACTTCCAGCATTTCTGCCATTGACGAAATATTACCTGCGGGGGTGAGTTTTTGCCCCTGCGCCAACGTTGTTTCGCCCTGGCTACACCATGCTTCAATTTCAACACGGCTTCCCGCCGGTGGCATTGCGCCGGTAGAACCATTACCAAAACGGACGCCTAATTGTTCAGATGGTCGGTACACCAGAACGTAATGCTCGCTGGTCGCACGTGACAGCCTGAACATAGGGTTATATTTCCACTTCCGGCGCAACCCACCAGCAAGCACAAACACGTTGATAGAGGCCGTTTCTGCGGTGATATCTTTAGGTAAAAGTAAGGTGAAAAAGGCGCTTTCTTTTTCAATGTCAGCACTGATGCTGACCATTTCCATCTGCAGGACGTTTTTGACTTCAACGGTTCCCCCGGCAGGGATCGTCACGGCATCCGAAAGAACATAGGGCAACTCCAGCGAAGACAACAATTCGGCATAGATGGGTAACTGAATTTCTTTTTTCGTCTTGTTCCTGATGCTGATAGCACCTGACGACGGGGTGATTAGCGGCCCGACGTATCCACGGTCTTCGGCTGCAGCCAGAATACTTGAACGTTTCGTTGCCGTAGAGATAAAGCCCTCCCCCAGCGCTCGCCTGGCGTGGGATTGAGCGATATAGATAACCTGAGCGCCAAACACGCTCATCATTTGGATAAACTGACTGTTCGCGAAGCGCGCCCACCACGGCTTGTCCTGAAGTAAGCCGTTAAACTTTTCAAGTAATTCCTGAATGCTCAAGATGTTCTCCCGTTTGATTCTTTTTGCATAGGCATAGGGGTAGTAAATTCACCGTCTGGCGTCACAAAGGTAATTGCCAACGTATCTTCAGATACCGACTCACACCGCACCTGCAGGAGACGGACGGAAGGCAAATCCATGCGGAGTTTTTTAATCAGCTCGTTTTCAATAGCGACCTCCACCAGATAGCTTTTCTCCGATCCAATGGGTTCATGTTTGAATTTCGCTAATGGATTACCCCATGATGGCAAGCCGTAAACGCTGCCTATTGGTGTTCTCAGCCATTCCTCCAGCCGGATTTGGCTTACCTTGCCAGTCCCCTCAACAACGATGACGCCACCAGCATCAACCCTGAGTAATCCGTCAATCTCGTATATCACGTGCTTATTCCCTCAATAGGTCATCGAGCGTCGCATCTTTAATGGAAAAAGACGCCGCCTTGCGCGGTGCTGGTTGTGCGGTATGAACAACTTTTTCCGGTGCATCCCCTTTCTGTTTTGATACACTCAAAAGCTGTTCTAACGTGGCCCCCATGCCTCTTAACTCTTTCAGGATATCCACATCATGATTTGCAGTGTCAGTGCTTAACGATGGTCGGATACCACTTCCCGCCAGATCCTGAACGGTAGGCATAGACTTCGGAATGGACAGGCCAGACGACTGTGACGTAATGGATGTCGGTAATGCGGTCTGATCCTTAGTTAACAGCGACGTCGAGGCCTCTTTAAACGAATCAACCCCGCCATCAAGCCAGGTTCCAACCTTATCGGTAATGGGCGCGATAGCGCGCTGAATGGTAGGGTCCGACATTCCTGCTGCGTTCAACGCGTCCCCTACCACCTGGCTACCACTGAAACCACTGATTGTCTGGTTTAGCGTGTCGCTGACTGCCGGGAGGATGGACGCGCCGACCGTTTTCAGTCCGTCAACGGCCCCGCCCATTGCTTTTTCAAACATGCTTTCTTCGGGGACGGCTGCATCGATGGCGCTGACTTTCGTAACGCCTGACGCATTGGCTGGCGAACGCCCGGATACTGTTGTCGTAGTGCTTGCTGTTTGCGTAGTTGCCCTGGCGCTGGCCTCACGGCTGCGACGGGCGATTTCTGAGGCGGGTAATGCTGCCATTTCAAGTGACGATGGCAACGCAGCTCCGTTAGGCAGAGTTAACCCGGCAGACGGGCGATTTTTTTTCATGCCTCGGACGCTGAACTCTGTCATTTTCTCCTGCAGCGCATCATCTAACTTGCCAGGTACCGCCATTACCGCGCTGGCGCCCGTAGCCATAGCTGATTTCGTTTTATCCCATACGCCATCTTTACTGGATGCCGCTTTTTCCCGTTCTTCACTGGCTTTAATGGCAGATTGAGTGGCTGCTTTTGGTTGAGTGATCCCTGCATCCGGACGATTTTTTGTCAGGCCGCTAACATTGTGTTCGTTTAACTGCTCCTGAACGGCCTTATCCACCTTCGCCGGTACACTGGCAATAGCTGCTGCTGCGCTGGCGCCAGTTGCCGGTGATGGGGTAATCGCATTCGGTGACGCTGTGGTGATCGCCTTACTGCCGGTGCTGTAGAGGGAATTACCTGCAATTGGTGCCAGGCCTTTGCTGGCCCGTTGTTCATTGACGACTTTCAGGGATTCGTTGCTAAATTTCCCGCCAACCCATTTTCCGTCCTGGTGTGTACCGATAGAGTCCTTAATGAACTGATCCGTAACCTGTGGGTTCCCGCCTTCAATGGTGGCGATGCCGCGCATTAACTGGGTCATAACCTCGGGATTGGTCATATCCAGTTGCTGCCCGGACTCCACGCCCATTTTTTTGGAAAGCGAACTGATATAGTTCTTCGTGTTGTTTTCGCTCTCTGGTGCGTAGATCTTGATAATGTCCTCAACGGTATTGAGTTTCTTACCACCAGTAGCTTTTGACTTCCCGTTTGAATACAGCGTGAGTTGGTTCGCCAGCGCCCTAAAGCCCTCTTCTGGCGTATTAAACTTCGCGAACCTTGCCAGGCCTTTCCCGTTCGGATCTTCGAGTCTCGCGCCTTCCTGCCCGACGTAATTCAGGTTCCCAAAGTTGTTGTTACGGAATGAGCGTACTTTTGCATTTTTCCCGCCAATGTTCAGATCCGCCGAAATGTCATTGGCCTGAACGGACGCGTAATCCGATACAGATTGACCGGCGGCACCAACGTTATCTTGCCCCCATTCACCGCCCTGCATTTGTGAGCCAAGCTTATTGATGGCGGTAACGGTTTTATCTGTACCATCAGATACGGCTTTGGTTATCTCATTGCCTTTATCTTCATAGGATGACGTAACCTTTGATATGGCATCACCAACAGTCGCCATGCCTGAATCCAGGCCTTTAGCAATCGTCTCGGTGTCAAAGGTCAACGAATCAGCAACCTTATCCATACCAATCATTCGCGCGCCGGAAGCCAGTAATCCGGCTCCACCAGATACCAGCCCTCCCATATTGAGCACATTCGCAGCGGTGAAGGCTGTTTTTTGTCGGGCGTTGACTTCTTTGCCTTCGGCAACGTTAAACGCGGCTCTCTGGCCTTCTTCGTCATTTACACCGTCATACGCATCCCAGCCAATACCAAGCGCAGTACCGAGAATGGGGATCGTCTTCAATGCGGCTTTTGCCCCAAGTTTGCCACCCGCTTTTAGCGCGCCTTTCTTCGCTATGGCCTCCCCTGCTTCCTCCGCTATTGGTGTTGCAGTCTTGACCGCTGCAGGTTTGGCGGCAGCTTCAACGGCTTTATTTGCAATTTTTTCGGCAGCGGGTTTAGCAACCGCGTCGGATGCCACTTTCGCGCCGGTGGCAGCAAGCGCACCACTGGCAACAACTCCACCAGCGCCTTTAAGCACGTTAGCGGAGGACATAACCGCCTTGAGTTTGCCCAGCTTGCCCGCCTTCCCGGTCGGCTTGCGCACCCTCTTCCCCGCTTTATCAGGCAGTGATATGTCTCCACGCCCAATATGGCCAGCTCGCCCTCGCCTTCCCTTTCGACCAAAGCGATCGCCGAACCAGCCCCCTAAACCGCCACCGTTCGCCCCCTTGCCACTCCGTTTAATTTCTTCCCGGATCTCGTCCAGCCCTTCAATGATTCGCTCATCATTGGCGGCGATGGTTTGGGTTTGTTCTTTGGTGGCCTGGATGCCCTTTTCCACGTTTCCACGCGTGAAGGTTTCAGCCGATGACTTCTTGCCCATCACCGGCGGAGGAAGTGGCTGTGTTACTACATCAGGATATTTTTTTGCTGGCGAAGGCTCGCCCAGCTCTTTGCCCTCTTTCTTGTCATTTGCCCATTTCTGCAGCGAAACAACGTTATCACTCACACTCTTGCCGAGATCGAACATTCCCCGCCCCAGCATCCACACCGGACCACCTACGGCAGCACCGCCCACCAGCTCCGCGCCGTCGGCGTTCGAATTGGCTTCTTTGTCGCTGTTACCTTTGAGCATGTTGCTCAGGCGGCTGAAAAAACCAACCTGCAGTTTCTCTTGTTCTTTTTGCCCCAGCTTTTGCTGACGAACCCGGCTTGTCTCTTCCGCTTTATCACGAGACACAAAACGCCCGGACGAATCGCGTTTTGTTGAGTTACTACTGTCATTGCTGGCTTCGGTGTCTCGAGCGTGAACTTGTCGCTGTTTCCGGGATGGCTTTGGCCCCTGCTCCCGCGTCAGCGGCAGACCATTCGCCGCCATTACATCAGCATAGGTTCTGTTACCGGAGGCCTGATATTTTCGCTTTCTCGGTTCCTTTTGTTCCTGTTTAGTCCTTTCGGTAGGTACATTTTCGGGTTTGCGCGAGTCTTTGCTTAAATTGTCCTTTCTATAAGTCCTTTTATGGTCTTTATTTTCCCCTTTTGGACTTTGTGAATTGTCGTTTTCGTCCTCATGCGACTGTTTGCGTTGGGTGCCGTGTGAATTGGTTCTCTGCTTCAACCGACGGCTGACTACCAGTGTCGGACCGCTTTGCTCAGATGAGCCTCTGTCGTTCGCTGGTACTCCGCCTGTATGCGCCGGGGCGATATTTTGTAACGCCTGGGAGATCCGCGCTAACTCGCCCAATTCCGCTTCGCTGGCTTTTTCTATGGCATCAATGATGCTCAACCGATCCTGTTTCACCATCGTCAAGAACTCTTAATTTTGTACTTATCCTGTAGCGCTTTATTCATTTCCAGCGCTCTCCACTCCGGCAACCGTTCGACGTCGCTCACTGGCTGATAGCCGTATAACGTGAGGTTGTTAATAATTGTTAGCCAGCCACTCAGATTTAAAGTTTGGAATGAATGCGCCAGGCCGAAAGGGAACGAGCAACCGTGTTGCCATACCCTCCTTACCCTCAGCTTCACAGTGGTGCGGAGGTAAAACCAGGCTGACAGCGCCGCGATCAATGCTCACTTCCAGTCCATGCCGTAAGTCGCGCTGCATTAAGTGAACATGGGCCACCAGCGGCACAAATTCCGCATCAGTGGTCATGCTTTGAATCAGGTCGAAGCGACGGTTTGCAGCGGCTTCAAAGTCTTCAGGGTCATCGTCAAGCGCCGTATGCAGGGCTATTTCAGCCAGGCGCATTCGCCGTACAGCGTTGTTGTATTCAGGGTCGGCTTCGTCAGGCAGCATGAATCGGAGTTTTTCGAGCATACAAATACCCCGACCATCCAGCGGCTTTAGCGTCCACTCTGTAGGAACGCCTTTAACCGGCACCGTGACGCGGCGAACTGGTTCTTCCGTCAGCAACTCTGCAGTTTCAGACAGCGCTCTCAGGTCGCAATCATAGAAATGAGTTTCCCCGCAGTGCTTGCACTCATAAGGGAATGTGGTCACGGTGTCCGTGCGGGAATTGATGTAAATCCACCATAACGCGGTCCGACGGTCCTGCGCCGTCCATAGGGCAGAGTCATTAACTTCGCCAGGCTGCATGGCATTCAGGTATTCAGTGGTAGTGACTTCTTCCTGCTCCTCCTGGCTGTCGCTGTATTCCATGGAATCCGCCACAGTGGGCATTCGAAAACTGATCTCTTTTTTTGGTCGGGATGGTAATGGGAAAGCGGGAATATTCATTTTAAGCCCCAGCAATTGAGTGATGCCGGGTAGGATAGTCAGTCTGTGTTTTATCTCGTGGCACCACACATTACTGATGTGACTTTCATATGATATGAATGTATGACGATGTGAAGATATTACAAAATGACAATATTACTTTAATACAATGTGGCACTGCAAAAGACCGGCATTAACGCTGAATGAGGATATGAGGATATGAGGATATGACAGAATGATGATGTGATGATGTGATGATGTGATGATGTGAAAGAATGATAGAGTGACAAACACTCCTTACGATAATACGACGGTCACTACGTCATCTTTTGTTTCAGTCATAACTTATGACAGTGTGACTATCATTCAGCATTATCAAATGACAATCACACTATATGATTGTGTGACATTTAGAATTGAATGGCGCTACTAACTTTGCCTGTCAGCCCTGAAATGGCGCTCTCTGCAAGGCCTCCCAGCCCCCGGTTAATCGACGAGTATTTAACAAACGACAAAGGGTAGGACGTGAACTCAGTTACCTGGTCACGCGAACGGGTAATCTCTCCAAGCGTCGTTGGAATCACCGAGACTTCTTCCTCTAAATTGCGCTGGCCTTCCTGCGTTACCCGGTAAATTCGAATGTTCATCAGATAGGCGTGGGGGAGGTTAATAGTCCCGTCATTATTAATAACCCTCGCTCGGCGCTGATCAAACCACCGGTACAAATCACCCCGTTCGTTATCACGCACGGTCATCGTAAGGTTTCCAGCCGTCCGGTGAGTCGGTTTATTGAACTCAATCCCTCCGATAAGTTTGGACTCCGTTTCTATGTTGCCGAACCCATAGGTAACGTCTTTAGCGTACATGTCGAGTCCGGGCATACCATCGGCCTCAATGGTCCACTGCCAGCCCTGCGCGTAACGAATACGCATTGCGGCCTGTAAAATAGACTTCGCATTCGATAACTCAGCGGGTAGGCCACCGAATGACACAGGCCTACCACTCGAAATGGATGTGGCGCGATCAAGGATGTTAGAGATTAAATTACTGCCAATGGATTTTGCGCTGGCCCCGCCGGTGATGTTACTCGCCAGCCCATCAAAGAATCCCATATTCACCTCAATATGCTGGTGGAGTGCTGCAAGCTATACAGCACTTTCCCACGCGTTACAGAACGGTCGCCCCAGGAATAATGGCCCTGTTAGCTGACATTTGCGCTTCCAGCTCTTGCTTGCGCTGCTGCAGGGTGATTTCATCCGGGTATCCGCTTGTGTCCAGCTTCCCGGCAATGGCGACAATACGAAGTCTCTCTGTGTTCTTTATTGCGATAAGCGCCTCCAGGTAGTCTTCCAGCATCCCGATAATGTCAGCCGGTATATTCCATTCTTTGTAATTGCGATCTCGCAGATTGACCAGGTAGAGCATTGTGAAGGGGTAGCGCTCATCCCCATTCAAATCAAGGTCAATGGAGTCCGGGAAGGGATCGGAATACACCAGACACCCACGACTATCTGTGACGTGGATTAACGCCAGGTAGTCTTCTGGTGGCTTCAGGCTGACACCATCCTCTTTTTTGATGCGCACAGGCTTAATCACGCCAGCCTTATCCTGGTAAGTGGTCAGCGCCTGACGTAGCAGGGTTTGAAGCAATGTTTCGTCATCCGCTAAAAGCGGCTGAAAGCGCCCCTTGACGCTTTCCAGTAGTTCGACTGGCGTCATGATTATTCAGCCCAGTTGAAAACGATACGCAGGGTAGGGCGCACGACCGTAGTCACGTCTTCCGAACCAAAATCAATAGCATCGCTGTAAACCTTACAGTGCAACAGGGTACGGGAAATGCCACCGTCAGAGCCGCTATTGGACTCAGCCGCCGCTTTCAGCTCGATGTCGACGTATTCCTTGCCGTATACCATTTGACGGACGGCTTTAAACACATCGCCTTTGATGGTTTCAGCACAAGTAACCTGCAGTTCGCCAGAGTTGCGAATAGCGCCGTGCTGGTTGAACTTCATGCCGCCAGGCGCGAAGTCTTCCACATCTTCACGGGTCATTTCGGGAAGTTGAGCGGTACGCACCAGGATCGACAAATTGTCATACCCTTTGATACGCATCCAGAACTCAGAGCCAATCAGTTTTTCACCGGCGGCAATACTCTGATTGAGACGTTTTTTAAGGAAGCCTACATCGGCTTTGGTGTTGGAAAATCCAGACATAAATACCCCTCAGTTAACACAATGGCAGTGCCAATTTGCACCGGGGGTAGAATAAGTAGTCTGTGATTTGCGAAGGGGGTCAGATAAACATGTAGGGAATATCAGACTGGTTTTGTACAGCCATTCCTGAACACTGCAGCGTTACAGTATTGTGCGTGTAGTACCCATCGCTTGTGCGCGGTACATCTAACTGAAAACTGACATTCTGGATCACGACATCCATCAGTTTGAGCCTCCGCCCAACATCCAGCACAACAGGTATTGGTCGGCGCCCAGTTGCCGCCATTGCAGCCAGCTCCGGCGATTCCATCTGCAGCAAGGTTGTGATGGCATCGTTCACTTCCACCTTTGCATTCATCGTCGCCATCAGGTCAATGACAAGGTTAAAAGTAGGTGGGGTCTGGCCTTCCCATATCAGCAAACTGTTAAACGTTGATTTGGTTGTCTGGTCAGTCATTGCCTGTCCGGTTGACGCCACTTTACCGGCTGCAGAACTCACCGCACCAGCCATTCCCCCTAAGCTATCGTTACCGAATGGAGATTCCCACATAGACTGCAGATCAGCGCTGCTACCCTGACCGATATAGCCAACAACCATATCTGTTTCAGACGTGATAAAGACTTTCAGGAAAGGGCTTACGCCGTCTGGCATTATTGCGCCACAAATCATTACGATGACTCCCTGAAAAGCCACCAGCAGGGCGCTGGTGGCTCAAGCACATTACATTCCGCGCTTCTTGCGGAGTTTCATGGATTTGCGTTGTTTGAGTTTCGCCGTAGACGTATGCGATTTACGCTGGGCTTTTTTGAGGGCTGCTTTTTGCTTTGAAGTACGGCGTTGCTTGCGGATACGCTTACGGATCAGCTTCACCTTACCATCACGGACCACTTTGATTTTCGGCGCTTCAAACATAGCGTCGTCGTCGTCACCGGCAATGGTGTATTGAGCGATAGCGTCATCGGTATCTTCAATATCATTGATCGCGTCATAGACAGCGGCAGCGGCGTCGTCGTCCTCATCGTCGATCATGCTGGTTACGTCATCCTGATCAGCGCCCAGTGCAATGGCGGCATAAGCAAGATCAGCCAGCGCTTCGTTGTAGGCGTCCACCTGTTCGTCGGTGTAGTCGTCGTCACCGTCTTCCAGATCAGGGAGGTCTGCCAGGGAAATAGCTAAGGCGCTGAAGTCCTGCCAGGTAGGTTCGCCATCGCTCGCCCATTCCACCAGCATGGACGCCGCCAAACCGCGACGGTCTTCATTAAAGCGGCGTTCGACAGCTTCCATCATCGCCATTTCTTTATCGGCGCCCTTTTTCTCCTGACCTTTCTTATCACCGTTGTTTTCCAGCATGGCATGTTCCCCGGAAGCCGGGGCTGGTGCAAAACCTGCCTGAAGAAGTAGGCTATGGTTCAAGTTTCGTTTGTTCAGCATCTCTTTTTCCTTAGCGCAAGAGCATCGGTTTACCGACAATTCGACGGGATGAACCAGTCGGGCAAACGGCCCACTCCAGCTCCCACAAATCAATATCTTTTTGAATCAGCGTCAGAGCGAACGGGGATTCACCCTGGCTTGGGTCACGCGGTTTCACGATCGCTTCAGCGGCGGCAAAGCGCTCCAGCAAATCGGTCATCCCGGACATCAACACGGTGTACGTCACACCATCGGGTTCATGTTTTGCAGCTTCAGCCACTTCATAGAAGCCACGCGCAATAGCGTTCATCAGCGAGCTAATATGCTGCAGACGCAGGTAGTTATTTTTGGTGAGAGTGGTAAGCGCGTCGTCGATATAGAGATCACCCGCACTATTCATGGCAACCGGGTTAATACGCGCCTTCACGAACTCTTCGTTATCAATCTCATCCAGGTTAGGAATAGGCTTGATATTTTGACGACTGATAATGGCGCGCGAGACGCCAGCCGGTGAGTAGTGCCATCCACCAACATCAGGGACCAGCGCAACACCTTTAGCCTTAGCCACAAACGCATCACAGGAGATCCCGAATACGACATTCGCACTGGTGAACACGTCACGGCAGGAATACGGGAAGTAGTAACGGCACGGCTGATGTGAACCACCGAGGCCGTGAGATTTGGCTTCAGTAATAGCTAATGCAGCGGTTTGAGCGCCCAGCAGGTCGTAGAACATGTCAACACGCACGTCCTGAGCAAACTTATCCAGATCCGCGATCACGGTCGGGTCATAGCAACCGAGAGACAGCACGGCGGTAAAGCTGAACATAGACTTTTTCAGTACGGTAAGGGCTTTTTGATAGTCCTTTGCGACCAGCTTAGACATGTCACCATCGCTACCACCGACAAACGGCGCAGCCTCAACCGTAATGGCTTCCCCTTTAAGCTGAGAGAGCGCTTCATGCGCGTCATCAGCCACCAGCGCACGTAACCGCGTGGAACCATTTTCCAGCGCAGTATCCATGAATGCCGGAGTCCCCATATCAGAACGCGCTTCCGGGTCAAAAGAGACCTGGTGCGATTCCAGGATGGTGACAGTCCCTGCGGAGTCGGTTTCCTGCAGCTCCAGCATGAATAACCCTTCTGAGGTTTCGTCCTCATAGAAATTAATCGCTCGGGATGCAGAAGCGTCACCGTCATCAATGTAGATAAGTGCATAAGCACCTTCCGGCAGGGCAGGTGCAGCGCCGACATTTACCGTTGAGGCTGTCACCGTAAGCTTTTTGGTTTCGGCATCCAGCATGAAGGCCAGCGTCGGGATCTTCATGTCTGACGGGCAAACACGCACGACATAGCCGTCACCGCCTTTCGTTGCACGTTCAACGTGGCGTAAAGGCTCGAAAATTGCCCCCTGGCGTGGGTGAATTGCCGCGCCAAGCACTGACTCGAAGTTATTGGCAGTGACGCGCAATACTTCGCCAGGCTTACCACGACGGGAAATAACCAATCCGGCAAAAACGGAAGCACCGCCTGACGTATTGGTGTTGGTCGCATCAGCATTGATCGGCATGACCGCAACACCAGCCGCCTGACCAACTGCATAAGGAATTTGTTTCATTCTCAGAGTCCTTTTAGCGGCGCCCGTTCAGGCGCCGCCTTGCAATTACTTGGAGGCTTTAGCCGCTTTATCTTCAGGCTCGTCAACTTCAGGTGGCTGTTCGGCTTCAATTTTCTTGCCGGTCAGCATGTTGAACGCACCGACTTTGGTGTTGGTCAGCTTCAGCTTGCAGAAGTAGTTTTCACCTTTACGCGGGTGGATCTCGTTGAGCGCAGATCCCCACATAGTGGTGCGGTTAACCAAAGCAGGGTTGGTTTCATGGATGTACGGAATGGCAGGGACGGCATCACCGGCAATCAGGCCAGCTTCGCCAATGCTGTTACCACGACCGTAGAAAATTACGTCGTTCGGATTGAAGTTATAACCATCTTCAACGAATTGCTCACAGACAGCGGTCGGGACTTCGTAGATACGGATGTAGCCAAACAGCGTACCGATATACTGGACGTGAGGACTTTCAACGTAGTTCGAGTCCTGGGCGAAATACTGCGGAGGTAGGGACTTAATGAAGTTCGCCGCTTCACCACCAGCAAAACCACCACGGATACCAGATTTGCGGGTCTTGTTGACCATCGCCGTACTCATCTCGTTCACGCGGTGACGGATCAGACCTACCCAGGACTCATACTGCTGGGCTTCCGGCATTGCCACGTCAAACTCGTAGTTGTTAACGCAGAAGAACGCCATCAGACGCAGACGCATCATGTCCTGCTCGTGGGACAGCCAGTTACGCAGCGCGGTAAACTGGACAGACTGCAGGTTGATACCAAATTCACGGCTGAGATCGGACGCCGACATTACAGTGTGTTCGGACGCTACGACGTACTGAGACGGGCTAACTTCCCACTCACGCATAGACTGGTTAATCACAGGGATAAGCTCTGGCGCTTTCTCGATGTTGATTTCCAGTTGGATAGCCAATTCAGTGTCGGCTGGTGGCACTTCAGTAAAGGTGACAGCAACGGTCCCCTTGTCATAGGCCACTTTACAGGTCGCGGAGTACGCAACGCCGTTAAAGTCTTTATCGTTGAAATACAGGTTGCCATCACCATCATCGGCTTTGGATTGACGACGGTTAATCAGCAATTTCGTGCGACCGGCACGAATCGGCATGTCTTTGCCTTCCAGATCTTTAATCGCGAAGTTAAAGACTTTTTTCGTGCCGTCTGGCTGGATGGTTTTAGGGAAGATGTAGTAACGCTTGAGTTGCGAATACATACCCGCGCGCTGCATATGCAGCTCATCGCCAGGCTTGAACGAGCCGAACTCAGTACCCGCAACGTTCAGTAATTCGAAGATGTTGGCCTTATCACGCTCGCACGGTACGAACGTACATGCGTCAGACGTCGCAGCACCCAAAGATACCGGCAGGATAAGAGCCACAAACTGCGCCAGACGTAAAACACCATCAGAGGTGCGCATATCGGCTGCGACAGATTCAAACATCGCGCGGCCTGCGCCTGTGTGCGAATCGGCTGCGGCTTCCAGCATCAGTTTTTCACAGCAATGTTGAGCGTTCGCCAGCAAATCAGCAGACGGCAGATCACCAGTGCGTTCCTGATGCTCCATAACAGCAGACGTCCACGCACTCGCTACGCGTTTTACAAAGCGTGGGTCAACATTCTCAAACATTGGATCACGTAACGCCGCATCCATTGAGGCCTGAGCCAGTTCCTTTGGATCGGTAATGGTGACGCCATTCTTTTTCTGAATGTCGACGGTAAATGCTGCGACTCGCGCGGCGCGGTGGTTGATGTCCTCCAAACGCGCGCGGGCAGGTTGAATATCTTTGCTCACAATTTAGCCCTTATCTTAGGGCGCGGATGCGAGAGTTACTTTTGACGCGTAGAAGTTATGCGGTTTGTACTTTGATTACCTTTCAAAAAATACCATCAAAAATATTTATTTTCGTTAGAATTGCATGTATCTTTACTCTGAAATTGTCCAACAGGGAATTACCGTGTCTTACGAGATTTACTTTGCATACAAGTCGGGGGCGACAAGCCACAACTTACAGACGGATTCGCGCCGGGTTATTGATGCCCGATTACGTGAATTGCTGACCAACGAAACCGAGACACGTCAGATGGCGGATCGCATCGTCATGAAACGTGCCGGGGCCATCATTCTGGATATGCCCACCAGCGCCAGTAACAAAGAGATCATTAGCTCGGTGCTTTATCCCCGCGTAGGCGCACCAAGCAAGATAGAAAACCCCGTATCACTTTCTTGTTATATCCCCGGTAAAGCCGCCGATTTTTTAAAGAAACGCGGTGACGGCTCTGCATCAAAGGGATTGCGCCTGATCCTGATTGAAGTCGGCGGTGAGGAAATGCGTCAGGCATACCAGCCAAAAAAATGAGACTGGTTAGAGCGCTGTTTGTGGGCTTGTCCTTCCTCGGTTGGGGCGTATTCATCGCTCTGGCATGGGGAGTGGAGTGGGGGACAGAAGCAGCAGGAAAAATAGCCCTGGGTTCAAGCCTTCTCGCCATTGTTTACGGCTGTGATAGCTATCGAAGGAAAGGACGAAACAGGAAAAGGGGAACAACAAATGGAACCCATTGAAGGAAGGAGAATCGCATGAGTGACCGATTTTACATGGCCTGTCTGCGCGATACCGTTGGCACCAACATGTCCTTTCATTGCGTTGATGGACATGGTTACAACACCAATATCGACTCAGCTCACGTGTACACCCAGGAAGAAGCACAGGCCAAATGGAACAAGGGCCGGGATATTGATCTCCCTGTTTCTGCTGACTGCATCGATGCGCTGGCAGTGTGGCACGTTGACTGCCAGAAAATCCCCAATACGACAACGCTGGTGGATGGCTGTAACGCCTACGTCGCATTCGTTACTGGCAAGTGGGATGGTAACGACGTTTATTGGCTGGCTGACGGCTCACTGCCAACGACCGATTTTAGCAAAGCCGCGATTTACCCGGCGGCGCGCCAAGATAGCGAGGGTCTTGTCTGGCTTCCGTTCTCCACCGTGGACGCAGTTAAGCGCCGCACGTTCAATATAAACCTGCTAAACCGCCGCAAGATGGTCCAGGGCGCTGGCTTGCGCGTACCTGCACTCCTGAAACGTCGTAAACGCAAAAACACAGGCAAAACCCGCTGGAATTGCCCTTACTGTGGGCGCATTAGCTGGCAGCTCAACCCTTATGACTTTGAGGGATGCAGAAACTACAGTTGCGAGGGCGCACGATGACCACCAGCAACCTCAGCAAAGAAACCAAAGCGCACCTTCACGCTCAGTTGGTAAAGCTGGGCGATATGATCGGCGACGGTGTTGCTAACGAGCCAGGCGGAAAATGGGTAAATAAAGAATACAACCGCATCCTTAAAGCGCTTGGCATGGCTCCACCACGCAGGAAACGCCGCACGAAGTCACCAGAAGCTATTGCCGAGATTAACCGCCTCATGACCATACGGATCACTGAAGTTCAGTGTCCTCAGTGCAAGAAATACAGCCTCAAACAGTCCCGCGCCGGTTCTATGTCTGCCAGGTGCGAGTTATGCAATTTCGGTGTGAAGTTGCTCCGAATGACTGCGAAATAAAGGATTAACAGTGAAACCGACCTATGAAGAATTAGAAGCCGAATGCGCGGCGCTTAACAAATTTAAAACCGCTGTGTACCAGCAAATGGATGTTGGCTGTGAGGCTCCAGTATTCGCCATAACAGTCGGGATCGGCAACCTGCGGCGCTTCGCTGACACGCTACATGCCGTTGAACGCGAGTTCTTTACTCGCGAAGTGCCGGATGAAGAGAACGAAGACGAAACCGTAGAGCAATGCCCGATGCACTGGGGAATGTCAGTTGAAGAATACGTTCACGCGTTCGGTAAGAGCCTGTCTGAAGTACGGGCGCAGGGTGCGGAGGGATTTATAGCGTTCTGTGGTGAAGAAAACTCCGTATTTGTTGAATCTAAGGCTTATTACCGTTCACTACCGGATGCCGTTGCAGAGTTCGCTGCACAGCTTCGCCAGGAGGCCCAATGAGCATCAACACCAAAGCGCTGAATTACGACCCTGCCGATCCTGACAAGATGCGTTTACCGACTGGTGTGACATGTGGTAATTGCCATCACATTCGCCGCTGCAAAGCTATGTTTGGTCACACTGAGACAGACACCTATTGCGACTGGTCACCATCCCGCTTTATCGCTAAAAAATCCGAAGGGGAGGCAGCCCAATGAGCAAGTCTATCGCTGACGGGGCAAAGCTGACGCCGGAAACCTTCGCTGATTTTATTGAGCGCCTGAAGTATCACCATCAAGGCGAAGGAGTGAGCCGCCACCACACCGCCGATCCAATTTTCATGGTGCAGAAGCAATCGACAATTTACGGCCTGGCTGACGAATACTGCGAAGGCAAGGTACTTCATTACGAGGAATACGACTGGCATTCACCGCAGGAGTATTGGGATGACGCCGATGAGGAAGACCGGGAAAAGCTGAACAGCATGGCCCAGGGAGCATGGGAATGCGATTTCCTTGAGTGCGAAGAGGATGAGCAGTGGCTGGTTCTTGCTGACCTGGACGACCATACCGTTTGTGGGTATCGCAAAGAATGGCAGCACGTAAATGCGCACCTGACCAGAGAAGCGGCAGACGCATTCATTCGTCGCAAGCAACACGACTACCCACCATTGCGCGTGTACGTCGAAAGCATGTGTTACGGCTGGGAATATCAGGAAGTTATTGCGGCGCTGTGCGATGGGCGTCTGGTATTGGCAGATAATTCAATTCGTAAGGAAGCAGCACTATGAGCACACCAAAAACGCATACGGGAACCATCATCACCAAAGATGGCGAAAAGACCGTTAAGTTGCATGGAACAGCGACAACCTGGTGTGTCGGCCCCAAAGAGACATACGACAAATTCACCGGTCGTCGCGTAGGCGCACCACTCACAAAACGCCGCCTTGTGCTGACAAGCATTAAGCCAATTATCGAAGCAGGGGTTGCGTGATGAAGCAGTCTGACTTACCCCGCTGCCCGACCTGCGGAAACATGCCGGAATACGCGCTGAAGCCAAATTATATGGGCTGGGTGTGGGGTGGATTGAAATGTCCATACAACCATTACAGTGTGCTATTGGGAGGTCCGGCTGGTAGTCGCGCAAAAGCGATAGAAACGCTGGAGCCGCAGTGGATTGAGCTGGTGGAAAAAATTAACAAGGAGTTGCCGGAGGATCACCGTGGCTAAAATCGCCGAACAACTAATTGCCGACATTAACGGGGCAGGGAGCATGGACGAACTTCTTTCCATGCTAGCCCCCGCAAACCCTCTTAAAAACCCACATCGCGAGTGTGTAAAACGTATTTCAGCCATTCAGGAAGAGTATGGCCCGGACACCGACAAGTGGCCTTCAGAAATACTGACGGAATACGAATTTTTCTGTAGCGAACGCGACCGCCACGACGCGGAAGAGGCCGAACAATTTCAATTCGAGGCAAAGAGGGGCTTATGAACCAGAAGCGTGACTTAACCCCGCCAGGCATCACTGAACTCAACGGGGTGGCACTCACCGCCGCCGCAACTGATGTCCTAGCAGAGCGCCAGCGCCAGATAAACGCAGAGGGCTGGACTCCAGAACACGATGATGAACATGTTGAAGGTCAAATGGCTGACGCTGCAGCATGTTATGCACTTCTGGCAAGTGAACAGGGTTTCTCCATTCCGGTCCACTGGCCCTGGTCTGATAACTGGTGGAAACAATCAGGGCAGCGAAAGGATTTAGTCAAAGCGGGTGCTCTTATTTTGGCTGAAATTGAGCGAATTGACCGAGCCGCTAACATCAGCAAAGGAGAATGAGATGGCTACCAACAAAACCCTTGAAGCGGCAAACTTCTGGCAGATTGAGCGCGCAAAATTCGAAGAAAAACACCCTGACCAGCGCGTCATGCTTAATCGCATCGAGGAGCAACTTCATAACAATATTATGGCTGCAGTCATCATATTGAATGATTTCTCATATGCCATCCGTGAAGTCGAGCGCAAAGCTAAGACAGATAAAGAATGACCTATAACCACACTAGCGGAGATGCCCCGCAAGGGGCAAAACAGGATGATCAATAACAAAAAAACAGACGAACGCCTTGATAACGAATCACTGGAAATGTTGATAACTATTGGGCGGAAAATGGTAGATCGTCACGCCAGAGAGGGTGATGCAGCGCAACAAGCTGTACACACCGTGCTACTTAAAGCACTGCTTGAGCTGCAGGAACGCCGCAAGACTGATAGCGCTTATCCTGTAGCCTGGACTGCGAAAGATGTACGTAACAGTCAGTTGGCAACTAGAGTTGGGATTTATGAGCGAATCTATGGCTCGCTGCGTGAATGTCCGGGGCCGAACTCGATATATTCCGTAGCCCCTTCAGGCAATGAGCATGTTCCGCATGGAATCTGCGCGCATGTTGGCTGTATTAGTTTTTATTGCAATTTCGGTCATCTCCATCTTGGAGAGCCTGATGCAAGTCAGGGACGCCATACACATAGCCTGAGTGGTGGGAAAAATGACGCCTGATGCTAAAAAAAAACTCATTAAGTTAACTTTCGTCATTGAGTTTGAAGATGGCAAAGAGCCTCCTGTACACGCTCACATGGAAGCGTTCGGCGGCAAGGTTGTCGCCGTAGAGTTTCGTGATGCGCTGGAAGATCGTGAGAGGGTGGTCAGCACTTATAAGCCACTCAACTCTATCCGCTGTTTTATCTGTAATGGTTTTCACCCATTCGGTGTTGCATGTCCATTAAATACGATTACATCGGCGGCGAACCGTGGCTAACCTGCAGATCGCTGTAAACGGTGAATACTTCGATCAGATGAAGTCAGGTGAGAAGGAATTCGAATACCGGCTGCAGAGCGACTATTGGCGAAAGCGCTTGGTTAATCGTGAATATGACCGCCTGATAATCACGAGAGGGTATCCAAAGCGTGATGACCTGAGCAAGCGCATAAACATTCCGTATTGTGGCTACGAGTTGCAATCAATAACTCACAAGCACTTTGGACCAGATCCGGTAAACGTGTTTGCTATTAAAATACGAATTGAGAACTGAGTATGAAAGATTGGATTACCAAGAGAAACCAGAAGGTTAAACTAAAAGCATTTATCAGGTTCAACTATAATAAATCAGGGGCTGAATGCTATACAAGTAGTAAAATGAACCTACAGGGTCAGACTGTCGACTTAAAATTTAGTGATAACAAAATTAAATTGATACCGAAAGGTACGGAGTTCAATTTAGCAAAAAGATATAGGTCGACGTTTTCATGTCCTCGGAAATTTGTGGATATTTGCGGGGAACAGCGAATTTTTTTAACAAAGAATGATGATGGCTCATGGCAAGGAGAAATCCCATCAAAAGACACCCCTTCTCCAGATCCGATAGATATAAGACCATGCCCATCTTTTCCGGGTTATTCAGCAACAGATACAGGGCTGATTATCTCACAAAAAAGAAAGCTACATCGCGTTCTGACTTTATCTCATGGTTCGACAGGCTATTTAACAGTAAACATCGTTTCGGAAACTGGTGTGAATCAAACAAAATTAGCTCATTACCTTGTTGCTGATGCTTTTCACGGACCGCATCCAGAAGGACAAATTATCGGTTTTAAAAATTTGATTAAGAATGATATATCACCAAAAAATTTGTTTTATACAACACGGGCCGAGAGAGGATTAACTCTGAAACCAAGAGGTGAAAAACACTATCGTGCAAAATTAACCAGTGAAGATGTCATAACGATTCGAACGCTCTACAAAAAAGGTAATCGCATTTGTGAAATATCTAAACTTTATGACACTCACGTAGCATCAATTTCAAACATAGTTCACAACCGGTCATGGAAACACTTACTCGACTAAAAATGGAGGGGATAAATAAGATGGTGACTCTTTTCTGCTCGGATATGGAAGTGACAGAACTTAATGGAGTGACGTATAAGCAAACCCTGCTGAAAGGCGTGAAGTTCAAAACACCCCCGCGTAAATCTGAGGAACTGGGCCGGTTCTATGATCTGGTTTTCTCGCCAGAAACATTCTTTGCGAGCTGGGCTGGTCGTGTTGATCACTATGCCTACGGCGAGCATCCTCACCAGGTGGCACAAAATCAGGACGGTTACGTTTATCTATGGCCTGAAACCACTATCTCTGGATGGACTCGATGGAAGATGTCTGCCAACGCTGATTGGGCGCGGGATTGTTGCTGTGTATACGTGGAGATCATTCTGTGAGTAAACGTAGCGAACTGCTGGCCCGTCATGGGCAGCAACTTAACCGGCTGTTAATTTGCCACCAGCAAGAGGTACTGGACCTGGTGAAGCAACAGCGCCTGGAATTAGCAGAATTGATGATAGTAGAGGACAGTGCAGACCGGGCGCTGGACATGCTGGCCATAGTGAAAGAACCGCTAGAATGGACGGCGAAACACCAAGCCCAATCGGTTGATGGTATCGATGCCGAAGCCCTGATCCGCATAGTTGACCGAACAGTCACGCACATCAAAGAGAAGTACAGCAAGTAACCAGGATTGACACCATGACCAAGAATAATAATACTGTTTACATATACAGTATTATTATGAAGGGCGATTTATATGGGCTTCCCATCACCAGCAAATGACTATGTAGAACATACACTTACTGTTAACGATCTCTGCCAAGTTGACGCTAACTGTTTGACAATACAAACATCAACCGGCTACGCCGTTGTAAACCACTCAATCAAACCAAAACAGCAGGATTTGGTACTTATCTCATTCTGCGGTCGCAGCCAGTTTGCGCGCGTAATGGGGAGGGCGTTGATAACAGACGACGGCGAGGCTTTGGAAGGGGATGCACTTGATGATGTAACGGTCGCAGGAGTCGTTACCTTCCTCATTAACAGAGCATCGAGGGCGGCGGTCGATGAGCTGCCCGTCATATAGGATGAATAATGCCAACGAAAATGGAACTCCAGGCCAGATGCGAGCAACTGGAAAAGGACATTGCCGCGCTGCAGCGCCAGCTACTCTGTATGGAACGACAACTAACCGGGAAACTACTTCCGGAAGAACGCCAGCCAGCCGACATGCCAACGAACCTTATGGCGTTGATGAAAAAGCATAGGGTTCCGTGGGAAGTGTTCTGGTGTTACGAGCACGAACGCTGGCTGGATGAGGTGTGCAGTAGCTTCCCACACGATATGTATGGCAGTAGTTGCCCGGAGTGCAGGGGGGAAGATGGCAGTAACTGACGAAAGCATTTACTTCAAAATGCTGAGAGAGCGTAGACTGATGCGCCAGCAGATAGCGAGCCTTGAGCGCCAGCTACGAGAGGCGGAAAGTCGGTTAGAGTGCTACCACACCAACCAGAGCACGATCCCGCCAATTCAGATCAGCGCGCCGGTGCGTGAATGGATGTTTGAGTATGGTCTGCCCTGGGAGGTCTTTTACTGCTACGAACATAAACAGTGGGTGGACGAGCTGGACAACAGCCTCCCGTACTTTTGTGATAACCGATGCCCTGAGTGTCGCCAGGGGAGGGGGCGGTAGCCCCCGTATAGCACTCTTTAATCATCAAGGTATCGCTTGTCACCGTCACAGAACTCACATCCTCTGATATGGCTGAATTCCGGGACTGCATCACTCATATGATCACAGAAGTTACAAATAACCATTTGATTATAAAAGTTCAGACATCGTGTACACAGATAGCCATTACCAAACTTAGCCACCGATTCAGGACTCATACAATTAGTACAACCAGCCGGTAAATATTCATCCTCATCAGTATTTTGAAGTAAATAATCACCGAGCAGTTCGTATCGTTCAAATCTGTCATGGCACGAATCACACTCTACACTCAATTCACCTTCGTCACATGACATGATCTCTCCGCAACTTGGGCAGTGCAGACGAACTTGGCGGTTGATGCTCTCACACACGAGACATCGACCAACTATAAGTTCAGGCATTGACTGATTGCCTGTGTGGATAGGTTCGTTAACAACCGCATTCTGTCCACAATCAGGGCAACACTGAATGTCAGCACCTCCCTTTTCCCGCTTTCTCAGTTCAGGTTCAACCTGTTTTAGCCGTGCTGTGGAGTAAAACTTGCTTCCCTGAAGAAGACGAGTCTCACCGGAAGCGAGAATGTGTTTGTGATTATCACCGAATATATTTTGCCATTCGTCCCGCATCAGACGGTTTAACGCAAACCATGCATCCGCCTGTTCTTTCAAGATTGTATCCAAATCTGCAGAGGAGAATGATGAATGGTAAAAGTGCACGACGCGATTCCGATGTTTTCGGACTTTATTAAAGGCCTCATGTGTCTCTTTACTGATAGGTTTTTCTAACACGTCACGAAACAGATCCCGTGTTTCATCGTAAGTGACAGACTGAAAATCGCCATCAAGATAGTCCTGCTTTTTAGGTTTGTTTTTTTTGCTGCAGACCAGAGTCCAATGCTCGTAAACCAATGGGACTTTCAGCATGATCTCAACCGCTGTCCAGAAATTTACGATTGAGTGTTTATACTGTTTAGCTTCCAGCTCTTTTCGCGCCTTATTGAGGAAATCGAGACCGTTTTCTATCAGTGCCTGGATTTCTCCTTGCAGCGGCGTTCCTTGATCCTTTGTCATTCTTATTACTCACTCGATACGGTTTTGAGAGCACTTCCCTATGCATGCTGGGTTATTTGATGATAGCGGTCAACTTGCATAGTGCTGTCTTTCCAGGCTTTCGAATGATTCCTCAATCTCCCACGGAATGGACTTGAACTGCTCAATCGCCTTAAACACATCATCTACGCTGGCTGTCGGCTCAACCGCACCCTGTAACCACGGCAGCAGGGCATCAATAACACGGTTTTTCATGTGCTCACCGGACGCAAGCAACCGAGTCTGGTACGCGTCGATATCCGCCACCAGCGCCGATTCTGCCATACGCTGGAACGGCTCGCCTTCGCCTGGTTCGTCCAGTTGTTCCAGACGTTCTTTAATGCGCTGCGTATCGCGCTTTACCGCATCAGAAGGGGTGGCGGCTAACCAAAGCTGGCATAGATGATCGGGTATAACGATCGTCGTGCGTGTGCCGGTGCCTTTCCTCACGTAGTTCACTTTCATACTCTCTTCCTGGTTACTTTGGGTAAGGGCATCATATCGTCTTAATGTTCATGAGTAAATATTTACTCTTTTCATTGACTCCCTGCTTCAAATGAGTAAATATTTACTCATTAGGGCGGCAGCATGACGCAGCCGACGATGAAAATTCAGGAAAACATTATGAAACTGACTCGCAACGCCATCACTGAAGCAAACCCTGCTCTGCGTGGTCGTAAACAGCACTTCACCATTGATAACGCACCGGCTGCGACTCTGGAAGCAATGGATGACATGCTAACGGCTGCGGGTTGGGAGAACGACACCTGTCCAATTTATGATGAAGGCGTCAGTTGTGGCTGGTGGATCGACCTGAGCGAAGTTGACGAGTTCAAGGCCGACTACAAACGCCTGAAAGGTGAAGTAGAAAACCACATTCGCAACACAGAGCAATACCGTAAACAATTCGTGGTGAATCTGGTGGAAGCCACTGGCTGTAGCGCAGAAACAGCACTACTGGCTATCCGCAAGGCTGATAACTATTACAACCGAGCTTTGGAGGCCATTCAGACAGAAATGGCGCTTAATGAAGCGGGGAATCAGGAGCGGTTACGCAGTATTGCTCTACCTGGCGGCGCTATTGAGAACCTGCCGGATGGTTTGCTGAAAACTGCAGCACTTAACGCCGCTCACAGCGAAGCGCTGGAAATAAACGAGCTGGTTTCTATTGGGGTCGATGTCCCGCGCTTTATGCTTCACCTGATCATCAAGCGCCGTGATGGTGGATATGCTGTCAGGGTATCTGACATGACCCCGCAAGTGACATATAACCCTTTAGCTGCTTCATTTTGGGAGGTAATGCCAGGTTTTTCAGGTGAACCCACTCACGAGAGGGAGACACAGAGCAAAATGCGTCAATTCATGCGCGAGGGCGACACGATAATCAGCATTGGCAATGCTATTGCAGAAACGATGGTGTTCGCGTTAGGCGCTAACTGGATCGAAATTGTTCGCCGCTGGGAGCTGGAAAAATGAGTAATTCCGCCATCCAGACTGAGCGTAATGTCACTAAACCGGTTCGTATTATTGCTGACTACATCTTACGGTTTTTACGTAATAACAAAGATGTAAAGCTATCTGAAGCCAAAGAACGTATTGAAAAGAAAATATCTTTGTTTGCTGCAGATGGGTTTGATAGACAGGAACTGGAAAAGGCATTTGCACCAGCGTTACGCAGCCGTTCTTGTCTGACCTTCAAAGCGGCATGTAAAGCACAACTCTTTGATGAAGATAAGACCGCAAAGGTATGACAGGCAACAAAGGCCCACATCCGTGGGCCTTGTCTTACGGCTATTGGTTTAGGTAATCAATAATCGCGATAGCAATCTCGACTATTGAAGGTACGATCTTCAACAACAAATTCACCATTTTGAGCCTCCATAGGCTTCAGTGTTAACGGCCTTTAAAAAATCCCAACAAGGTCAAAACAATGACCGTCACTGGGTGCGCGAGCTTCAAAAACAACAGCAGCATCTGCATGTTGGTTCCTTACTTTCTTCGCGCCTGGCTGCAAACACTCTTGGGTTTTCCTTTGCAGTTGTCGTACCTGAGCTGCCAGATACATTCGGCTCGAATTTTGGTTTGAGCAAGGTTCAAGCATCACAAAGAACCCGGAACTAAATTTACTTCTTAATCAGTGGTGAACCCGTCTATCAAACAAAAAAGTTTGAAGGACGTCATTCATGCCGTTAAGATTAACGGAGCTGCCAGATACATTCGGCACGGTTAAAGAGGTGCGAACTCTTAATACCGATTGAAAGGCCCAGTCTCATCAACTGGGCCTTTTCATTTCTGACCCTTCGATGGACTTAACACTATATCTTGCGCCTACCACTGCTATAACTTCCTGTATATGGGGATATTCTAGTAAGGATTCTTTTCAGTACAAGAGTTGATTTTGAGGTTAAATTGAGGTTGCAAAAGGGAAAGAAACGCTAAGTGCGCGTCTTATAAGGCCTGGAGGCTATGTCAATTATTCGCAAAAAAAAATGAAAATTTGATCGAGTGATGATTTCATTGGCGAATGTAGACATTGCGCCGTATGCTGCAGCGCTATTTTTGCAAAAACTCAAAGGTTTCTCGTAGTTTTCTGCAATGCCCACCAGCCTGAGGGACTATCTATGTCCTGGTTCAGAGTTACCTGACTTACCCACTTACCCACTTATCCACCTGATAGATCAATTCTTTTAGTCCAATAGAGATCATTAAAAGATCAATAAAGATCACCGATGCCGTATCCATTTGATATAACTACCGAAAAAGGCAGATCATACGGTCACTTTCATAATGAATACGGTCACTATCATAATAAATACGTTTACTTTCATAATAAATACGGCTACTTTCATAATCCGATTACGGTCACTTTCATAATTTGCTTGTTTTTTAAGCGCCCTATGTGGATAAATAGGAATGTCTTTGAATAACAAAGAGATCGTCAGCCCTTTTGCTGTCACTAAAAAAGATTCAGACACAGTTTATGAACTGACACCTAACAGCAATAAGACGGTTCAGCCGGTCGCTTTGCTGCGTCTTAGCGTATTCACGCCTGTATCGCCACGTGAGCGCGGCAAGCGTGATTTTCTCATAGATGCCTCAGAAGAACTTTCCAGCCTTGAGGTGGCCCGTAGAGAAGGCTATACGGACATTAAAATTCAGGGCGCTAAACTCAACATGTCCACGGATTTTAAAACGTGGGTTGGGATCATCAGCGCGTTCTCCGTTTATGGCTTCACGTCTGAGAAGATAACTCTACCGTTTACCGAGTTTGCGCGGATGTGCGGATTGCGTCCAACGGATATTAATCAGCGAGCACGTAAGCGCTTGTTTGACTCCATGTTTAACCTGTCCAGCGTCACGCTGTCCTTCCGGTCTAAAGACGGTAAGAAGGCAATGGTTACGCACCTTGTGCAAAAGGCCAAGCTCGATACAGAAACTGACCTGGTAGAGATTGTTGGCGATCCTAACCTGTGGGAATTGTACCGCTACGACCATAAGGTGTTGCTGGGCTTGAAGGCGTTGAGTGAATTGTCTCGTAAGGAGGCCGCTCAGTCGCTGTATATCTATTTTGAGTCAATGCCTTCTGGCACGTTGTTTGTGTCGCTGAAGCGCTTACGCGAGCGCCTGGCGATGCAATCCCGCGTGTGTGACCAGAACGTTGTCGTAAGGCGCGCTATGGCTGACCTGGTGTCGATAGGCTATTTGGATTTCTCCGAGGTCAAGAAGGGAAGGGAAGTGCAGTTTATTATTCACTCCCGTTCACCAAAGCTGACGGCTACGGGCTGAGTCAATTACGGTTAGTTTCATAATACGGTTAGTTGCATGTTGGCTCCTGCGAATACGGTTAGTTTACTGGTACGGTTAGTTGCATGTTTTAGCCGGATGCTGGTGGTTGTAAGGCAGGATGACGGGCCGTTATGCCCCGTATTTTATGAAACTAACCGTATTTATTCCCTCCGTTATGAAAGTAACCGTATTTGAATAGCAGATAGAAAAAAAGGCCGCATTCGCAGCCTTTGTCACTCATTGTCATACAGTCACACTGTCATAACTTCATATTGTAATCAGACCGGATAGCATTTCGGGCGTTACATTCTTCAAACACGTCAAACAGTCTCGCTGTATAGGCCGGGTATAGCTCCAGATATTCCGGCGGGGCTTCATCTATTTGGCACGGCAGGTACGCTTTTGCTTCCTGCTTTGGACGCTCCACTGTCTTTGTCACTACCACTGGCTCTGCGGTTGACTTCTTCGGCTCGTTCGCGCTGCATCCGGATAACATCATCAGGGAGACGCAAATCGCGAAAGCCAGACTGCTGAAGTTGCTTAGTGAGGTTCCTAATTGCATCTGATGTTTCCTTCTTATGCTTTTTGAGTTGTTCTTCCAGTTCACGTTCTTTTTGCTCATTGTCGACCTGCTGTAACCTTCGCCTTTCCAGCTCCGCCACCAGCTCGTCGTTTTCCTGCTGTTGCTGATGGATGGCAACGGTCATGCTGCTCACCTGCTCATTCAGATCGTTTTTGTCTTCAGTCAGCGTTTGGTTGTCATTTTCCAGGGTGCTCACATATTCCCAGTGGTCGGAATAGGCGTTATATCCCTTTATCAGTACATAACTGACCAGGGCTAATACGATGGCTATGACCGGCGTTCGCCAGGTGCTTAACATTTTGAATCCTCTTTCAGCGCGCTAATCACGTCTGGTGGCATGATTGCGGCGATGGCTTGTGACATAACCGGATCGGTTGTCAGTCCGACGGTTAGCGTGATGGCGACGGCATCGTTCAGAGACTTTGCTGCTAACGCCGTGGAGGTTTGTACTCGGTCTGTGTAATCGCTGGTTACTTTGCTGGTGGCATCAATCGTCGAAAAATGCGGGGATAGCGTTTCTGTCGCGACTTTCAGTGCCTCAATTTCTTCCGGCGTAAAGCTGGGCGGCGGTGGGGGCGGTGTTGTCGTTCCTTCGTCTCCGGGCGGGACGGCAGCGGCAAGCATAAGCTCGTTAATGGTGGTCATCGCGCCAGCCAGCCCGGTTAAGGTGATCTGCTTCAGCACGTCGGTCAGGCCTTCGCAAACAGCGGTGTCACATAACCCTTCCACCAGCGCAAAAGGCGGTGCCGGATTCAGGCGGTTGCCTTTGGCGTAGCACTCCCAGCCAATTTTCATCTGCATGAGATCAGACGGAGTGGTGTAACCCTGAATGGCTGCGATAAACCTGCTGGCCTCCGCGCTGGATTTTGTCAGGGTGTCGATGTATCCGGGCAGCTTGCCGGTGAACTCTGATATGGAAGGGGGATAGGTGACGTCATCCAGGTAAAGCGCGGTTATATCCCGCTTTAAGCCGTCAGCGAGACTGATAGCCTCGCGGTAACGAATGATGGGCGCCGGTGTTGCAGCTCCCTGAGCGGTGAGTATGCCGAAAGCATCAATTTGTTTGTCGTTATCTAACATCATGCCACCTGAAAAAAATCGTCGCCGGTGGCAACCACTGAACCGCACGACACGGGATCGGATACACACGCGATAGGCTTGCCGTTAATGGTGAACCACGGGCGCGTAGATACCGCTACGCCGCTGTGGGTGGAGTTGCCGTCTGTGTGGTCAGGGAAGAGGTTTCCATCCACCAGCACGGGCTTGCCGTTGATAGTTAAAAATGGCTCTGCTTCTGCTGTTTTCCTTGATGGGAAGCCACCGTGTCCCGAACAAACGGAATCTATCGTTCCTGCTGCGCTCATAGCGCCTCCTGTGTTGGTTACGCAGGGGCAGGATAGGGGGTCTGTGATTTATGCCGTGAAATACGCATGTAGAGGGCAGGTGATGTTTGTTTTTTTTGTTATCGTCACATTATAATAGTGTCATTCAATATGACAGTATGACACGGAGTTACACGATGATTGTATTGCTGGGATCTCAAAAGGGCGGCGTGGGTAAATCTACGCTCGCCGTCTCTATTGCGGCGTACCTGCTGGAGTTGGGGAAAACCGTAATGATTGTCGATGCTGATGATCAGAAGTCTGTCCTTACCTGGTACAACAACCGGGATGAAAACTTGCCGCGCGTACCTGTTGTCTCTGCGACCGGCAACATCAAAAATACCCTGTTGGAAATGGCACAGCATTACGACTATGTGATCGCGGATAGTGCAGGACGAGACAGTAGCGAACTGCGCTCCGGGCTTATGGCTGCAGATGTGTTTATTTCCCCGCTGCGTCCGTCACAGATGGATCTGGATGTTGTTCCTCATACCTGTGACGTGTTTACTAACGCGCAAATTTTTAACGAAAAGGTTCGTGGCTACCTTGTCCTGAACATGACGCCGACAAACCTGTTTGTGAATGAAGGCAATCTGGCGGCGGAAGTGCTGAGGGACTTCCCGGCAATGTCTCAGGCTTCAAACCGAATCTGTGACCGTAAGGTGTTCCGTGATACATGGGCCACCAGCACAACCGTTTTTGAAGCGGATAACGAGAAAGCGAAAGAAGAAATCCGTAAGTTAGTTGATGAGGTGATTTTGTGAGAAACCGCGCTGCAAGCAAACCCGGTGAAGAGGCGTTTATCAGTGGTGGCACTGCTAATGTTGCCACTACTGCTGCAATTGTTGCACCAAAAGGCCGCGCTAAAAGCCGCCCTGTTACGGTGTCACTGACCGACAACTACCTGAACCAGATAACTACTCATTTGCAGCAAGCGGCGGCGGAGGGCGAAGTAAGCCTGACGCGTACCGATGTTGTCAAAGCGGGGCTGCTGGCGCTGGCAGAGTTGCCGCCGGAAAAGGTCATGAAGTTACTGAGACAGACGAAAAAAGACTAAAAATAAAGCCCACTCCGGTGGGCTTTTTGCTATCACAGCAAAGGGTCTAACTGTCGAGTGGACTCATGCCACCCCCAGCGTTGCCACGATATCAATAGCGACTTCTCGCGTATCTCCTTTGCAGGACATAGAGCGGCGCGCAAACAGGTCATTCACCTTGAAACCAGCTTTAGTATAGGCCTCAATCAGTTGTTCGTTGCCTGAGTTCGTGGCGACCACGCGCGCGCCTCGCTGGTGGGCTGCAACCATTTCATTGAGCAATTGCCACTGGTGCTCGTCTTTAAACGGCGTGTCTGTGTACTGCGTGAAACCGTCTTTACCGGGTAATGGCATGTACGGGGGATCGCAAAATACCACATCGTCTTTTCCAGCCAGCCGGATCGTGTCTACGAACGACTGACAATGGAACTCACAAGATGCAGCCATATTCGAGAAGGACTCTATCTCACTCGTTGGGAAGTAAGGGGCTTTGTAGTGACCGTAAGACGTGTTGAACCCTCCCTGCTGGTTGTAGCGCATCAGGCCGTTAAACGCGTGACGATTGAGATACAGAAACGCTGCAGCGCGTTCCAGCGGTGTGTAGTGGAGGCGATTAAACTTCTCTCGCACGTCCTTGTAGCCATCGCTGGTGTTAAGCGTTTCAAACATCGCTTTGGCCTTGTCCACCAGCGCGGTGGGGTTTTGCTGTAGCCCGTGATAAAGGCCAATCAGATCGGCGCTGGTATCCCCTCCGATGTACTGGTCGAAGCCTTGTGCATTGATGAAGATAGAACCGGCACCGACGAACGGCTCAATGAGGCGCTTACCCGTGCCAATCAGCGGCAGAATTTGATTAAGCTGAGTGTATTTCCCTCCGGGCCATTTGAGGAACGGGCGCACAAAAGAGGACGTTTCCACTTTCGCTTTTTTAGTGGATTTGCGTTTTTTCGGTGTCATTGTTTTTCCGGTATCAGGAACAGGGGAAGGGGTGACAGGTGCGGTAGTAACGGGTAATTCCCCAAGAATGCGGGTCATCAGCCAGCGCATGACGGGAACGGCCATAGAGTTACCAATCGCTTTATAACGCGGGCCGTCGGCGGCAAGCCGGTACGCTTGTTCTGCTGTCAGTGCTGGGAAGTGAGAGCGAAGATACGCGTACTCTTCTGTCGTTAACTTCTTAACTTTTTCGGAGGGGATCAGAGTATGTCCATCCGGCATTCCCTGGAGACGTTCACACTCAAGTGGGGTGAGGCGGCGAATTGACTTTTGGGGATCACGATTCGAATAACCTGTTACTGCGACACACGGCGCAGCATCACCTTTCCCCGTCTCACCTGACTGAGCATTCAACGTGTGACAGATATCCCCCATATCACCGCGCCCGTTGCGCGCTATACGCGGCTGGAATCCATAGGCGACGCCATGCCGGTCTGAAACAGTCAGGCATGGAGAAATGTCATTCATTGGTTCGACGGCGTTACCGCCATTTTCCGGGGCCCTGCCAATCCAGTTACCTGGGATTCCGTAAGCAACTGCTGGTGGTGCTCCTGCATTCTGGTTGCTGTTTACGCTTCCACTTGCTCGTAAAGTTGGTGCTATTTCTTCGGCGGCATCCTGCCCATAATCTTTGCTATTGAAAGCAATGGCTGTTGGGTTTCGTGACATAAGTGAAGGCGAAATACCTTCCATAGTTGCGCACTGTGTGCCGCTCATGTACTCAGGGAATGCTAATACAGCTATAGGTGCTTCGTGGTTGCATGTGAGGGTCGGTGCAGAATCGTCGGTTTTTATCTCTGCCCCTCCCTGACCATGCGCCATTAAAATGATACCGCTGCCGCGCTGGGCGAATAATTCTTGGTTGCTCGCACCAATTCCCCCGGTGTTATGGGACTGGTTTAAGGTTGGGTGTGGGTTTGATGGGTTGTCCCAGTGGCTACCGACTTTAGTGCATCCTCCAGTAGCGCTGGCAATTTCCGTCCACGCGCTTCTGCTCGGCGCAATATTCCGGCGCAAGCCGTCGGACTCAAGAAGTATTTTGGAGGGATCAACATCCTTTCGAGCACTTGCGATAACAAACACACGGCGGCGTCGTTGGGCCACTCCGAAGTATTGGGCATCAAGGACTCTCCAGGCCAGTCGGCGCTGTCGTCCAACAACACAACCTGACTTTGACCATTTTGGAATATGCTGACGGGTTGTTTTGCTCCAGCGCCAGAATTTGCTGTTTTTCTTTGGTTCTGGCTTTTCGCCTGGCTCGAATGGCACATTTTCGCCACCCAATCCGGCAAGGTAACAGCCGAATGCGTTGTCGGCGCTACTGAAAATGCCTGGGACGTTTTCCCAGACAATAATGCACGGGTTTTTCCCATGCCGGGTTCTAACATCATCAATGGCATTTGCCAGCTCCACAAAAGCAAGAGTAAGTTGACCGCGCTCATCGTCCATCCCCTGACGCAAGCCAGCGAGACTGAACGCCTGGCATGGCGTACCTCCTACCAGCACATCAGGCGCTTCAATTTCACCGGCGCGGATCTTGTCGGCAATCAGCGTCATGTCGCCCAGGTTAGGGACGTTGGGCCAGTGGTGCGCCAGCACTGCAGACGGGAATTTTTCTATCTCAGCAAACCATACCGGCTTTAGCCCTAATCCTTCCCAGGCAAGGCTAGCGGCTTCCACGCCGCTACAGACTGAGCCATAGGTAAGCTGGTGGTTTGCCGTGAAATTAGCGTTCACACTCACCGCCCAGCGCGGTAGTGAGCGCGCGCAGCATGTCAGTGAACTCAGCTTTAAAGAGAATGAAGTCAGCCACCAGCCGGGAGTGAATGTCTTCGCGCTCGATGTCGTCGTTCTGGTCGCGCAGCTCGTCGGCGAAATGGATCGCTTTAATGGTCATATCGTCATTCAGACGAAACGAAATGCGATCCTGCCAGCGTAATCCGGCGGTTGTTACCAGCTTTCCGGCGTCCAGGTGCGTGGAGATTTCTTCACTCACCAGCTCCTGCTTACTGACGCGTAGCGCGCCACCATCTTCCAGAATGGCTTTGAGCACGGCATCAGTGCCGAAAGTGAACCCCGTCGGTGTCTGGTTCGTTTTGAGCCAGTCGGTCAACGTCAGTTCAATGGGATTTTCCATCATCAAAGGCACGACAGGCAGTGAGCCAAGTGTTTTACGCAGCAGCGCAAGGATGTTTTCGGCGGCTCTGGCGCTCCCGGCTTCAACAATGACGCGCTGGTGGTTAAGGTCAATCCAGACGTAGTTATGCGTGAACTTAGTGAATGCGCGGGGGACAAGTGCTTGCAGCGCCTCATCTTTGAGGCTCAGACGCTCGGCACGGCGTACTTTTCTGCCTTGTGTGGCTTCGACCTTACTCACGCGGTTTGCGACTTCCTCGTTAACCACATGCGCGGGGAGAATCTTGCTTTCGTTGCAGTAGCAAATCAGGAATGAGCCTTCATGCTCGGCAACCATTGTCTCCGGGGTGACGTTCGTCCAGCCCGACGTCGCCATGTCGTGTGCGCCGCAAGCGCTGAAAGCGAAATGAGACAGTTGCTCGTGAAATGCTTCGCGTGACAGTGAGAACTCACGCGAAAGCGTATAGATACAGACGTTTTTTAAAAACGGAGATTTCATCCTGTGATTACCTACCCAAAAAAGACAAGGTATTAAATCACATCACGCCTTAGAATTGATGTTATTTATTTTGAGAAGTCCACCGATGCAGCCTTGCCACTCAGTTTCCCGGTTGCCGTCAGTCCTAAATCCGCCCCGGCTTGCAGCAAAATCTTGCCACCGGCTTTAGCGATGAAGTCTCCACCAGCATCAAAGACCATGTTGCCAGGGCCCAAAATATAGATGTCCCCCGCCTCATTCATTCCCACGCGTGAACCGGAGGCCGTATTTGCTATCTCATACCCGCCACCAGCAGTACGCACTTCAAGAATGTTATTGCGATGTACTACAAAGTCTTCACTCGACGTAAGCTGTGGGCGCGCCGGTGCGCCGTCAACCGCTGGTGGTTCCCATGCTGAGCCTTGCCCGGACGCTTCAGGGGCGACGTTCGGCACACCGCCAGGGGAATCGGAGGCCGCGCCTACTATCAACGGTCGCCGGGTGTCAGGACGTCCTCGCACATCAAGGTACGGAAATTCAACCCATACCAGATCGCCGGTAATGGTTGGTGTAAAGGCGTTGCCAATGGGCATCATGTATTCCGCCCACGGTAGCGCGTCATCTGGTACGCCGTTCCAGTCCGGTAGCACCCTGACTTGTGCGCGCATTAACCCGGCAGGGTGCTTTGTCCCTACAATGACGGCTCTCTTCTTACTCAATGTATGGCACTCCTAACACCATGCGCGTGATATACGACACGCGGTCTTCGTAATGCGCTACGCGCCCGACAATGAAGTTTTTCGGAAGGGACTCATCCACCTGGTTTTGCTGGTCATAGCGATGGATTTGGATACCGATCACCATTCCGGCGGAGATATCGGAGTTACCCGACACTTCCAGATCCAGTTTTGGCACCAGCACCTGTTGCATGTTCTTCAGGGTCGCCATATCAGCATCAGAAACGTAGCGAACGGGCAGGGATTTGTCCCCGGACTCAATATACCCGTCCGTTTCGGAGTACCCGACAAACCGGTACTGGCTCCCCTGTGTGGCGGCAAAGTCCTGATTGATGTTTTCTAAGCGGCTGATCGTGTACTGCGCCGATGGGTTATTGGCCTCATAGACCATTGCGGCTTTTGTCTTAATCAAACGCGCCATTTCTTTGACGCAGAATTTACCGCGCGCCATCCACACCAGCGCGCCGTTATCGGCGGCTATCTGGCTGAGTACCAGCGACGGCTTTTCCCCCATATTCAGATGATAAGTCCCGGCCTTTTTGAACTTGTCAGCCTCGACCGTGAGTTTACCGGCGAAGTCTTTGAGGATGTCCCCTGGTTGCCTGTTTGAGTACAGCCTTGCGCCGCTGGAGGGGGTTTTTATCTGCTTCAATGTGTCATGAACGGCGGTTATCTGGATCACGTCGCCCTGTGCCGGTGCTGATGTGACAAAGAAGGTTTCTTTGATGGTTTTCCGGTCGCCGGTCGGGTCGCCAGTCTCGACCACCAGCGTAGCGCCATATGCCGCTTTATAGTCGTCAACGACAGAACCGGTCGCGTCCCTGACTTCAAGACGCAGTATCGGGCCAGACAGTTCCGTTTTCTCGATGTAGAGAACGGTGTTTATCCATTCCCTGGGGATAACCTCTCCGTTTAGCGTTGCCGACTGCAAAAAGTATTGCTGTAACTGTGCCATCGTTAGCCCTCCACGCCACTGTAGGTGTTAACGCGCATCTGTTTTGCATCAACCTCGAAGGCGGTCATCATGTCAGCCATGACGGTAAGCGTTGCCTGTGCTGCAAAGATACGGTTTTCCATGATAGGTGTTGATAAATCGCTGTACCCGATCCCCTTTGCGTCCTGGAATGAGCAATCAATTTCGACGGGCAGGTGTACCAGCCGGTCAATTGCCGTAAAGCTGGTGGACTCGCGCCAGCGCATTGATGATGCCAGGGTATTGCACATCAGGCTGAGTGTGGATTTCTCGGCGGCGATCAGGGTGACGTTGTAGGTGAGCACTACCTGAGTCGCAGACACCTCTGCGACTGGCGTTATGCCGTCCGACCCATACAGATCAGCCAGGTCGTCACGGTCACGCTGGTTGTCGTTGCTGTCATAGTCAGCATCAAAGGATCGGGAAATGTTGATAAACGGCATAGCATCGCGGTTAATGGATTCACTGGATGGAATACTGCGTCGTCCAGCAGCCGCTCGGCGAACGGCCCCCAAAAACTCAACCACGTTGTCAAAATTGCCCACAAATACGCGGTCCTGCGGTGCGCGCGCCAGGAACGCCGCAAAGCGCTCGCGATCACGGGTAACGTGAGTCACAACGACATTGCTGAAAATGCTGTTAATTTCCCGCGCAACGGCGTCATCAGTGGCGGCAAAACCGGTTATCTCAAATTTCCCGGTACGCGTTTTTTCCCACTGACGGGTTTTAGCCAGTAGCTCCCTGGTCATTTCGCGATCCCTCCTTCTGTTGAATCAATATTTCGCGCCGGAATGCAGTAATACAGTGAGCCGACGTGCTGAGTCCCTAAGCTGAAAATACGGTGTACATACCACCAGCGCTGCGCCAGCTTCCCGGACGCCATTTCTTCATTCCAGGTGAGGATAGAGCCGATAGATACATTCTCTGCGGCGATACGCAGTAGCTGGAGTTCGTCGCCTAACCCGTCCTGCTCGTTGTCCGAATCCACGGCCTGAAATGCGTCCCGTTCATCAGGACAGTCCAGCACTTTGACCAGCACCGGATCGAGATAGCGCAAATCGCGCTGGTTGTTGTTCAGTTCGGTGTAGGAGGGGCTTTCAATCCCGCTTTCCTCATCCACTTCGCCCACGTCCTCGGGATCAGGACGAAACAGCAGGGCGTCAAAGTTGTCCGGGTGCCGGTCAATCAACTTCATCCAGTCTTTGCGCACCATCGTGTTAAGCGGCGAGTGGCCTTTAAAGCGCGGCTTCAGCGACGTGTCCTGATCCCGTGCCGCTAATGCGCCAGGCAGCGCGGCGACAGCCTCAGTTTCCGGCGCGTCAGGTTCATCAAAATAGACTTCCTCCGGCGGGTACGGGGCTGCGGTGTCGCCCTCCACCAGCTGATCCATATCGGTAGCGGCTGGTGGCGTGATTTCGTCATTGTCCTCTGGCTGGACAACCTGATAGTCAACTGGTGCGGCTGGTTCCGGTTGTTCGTCGTCTAACCATTCATCAAAACGGCCCATTCAATGCCTCGCTGATGGGGGTATTCAGTCAGGAGGGCAGTTTAGTCAGATTGTGTTTTGTGGATGGGGACAGAAAAAGCACCGTTCACATATTGTAAACGGTCTGTGGGCTTGCTATAGTGTTCACATAATGTAAACGGATGAACGGAAACGCACGATGCACGTCATATCAAAGGAACCTTTTGAGGTAGCGGCAAGGCGAAATCCCAACGACTCGTTAGCCATATTCGCCCTGTATCGCCTGGTACGTGAAAATGACTTCACATCACCGGCAGAGTTAAGAGCAGCAGTACCAAGCCTTGATAACTTTAAGTACAGAAACAAGTGGTGGGTGTTGGACGTAGGAGGAAATAATTTAAGAGTGATCGCCTACATCAACTTCGTGAATAAGCGCTTTTATGTAAAGCATATCGTCACCCACGCTGAATACGACAAATTGAACCGCTATTACAGGGAGAACAAAGAATGATTGCCGACACTACAAAGGCCATCGAAGCAACAAAACAACTGGTAGCCGCTGTCCCCTTCCTGGGGGGCAGTGCCTCAGAGAAAGATTACCGTGACGCGCTGGCGCTGGTGGATTACCTCATCGAGAACGATGATGAAAACCCGTTGATTGACTTCCTGGCGGCGAAAATTGCCGACTTTGAAGATAGCAGCGAGCAGTTTGCGGAGTTCAATAAAGCGATTGCTGAAATGCCGGTGGGCGTTGCCCTGTTGCGTACTCTGATTGACCAGTACAAGCTGTCATACTCTGACCTGAAGAACGAGATCGGCTCTAAATCACTGGTAAGCCAGATCCTGTCCGGGCAGCGCTCATTAACCATTACCCACATTAAGGCGCTTTCCGCGCGCTTTGGTGTGAAACCCGAGTGGTTTCTCTAAGAACATCCCATGACGGCTACCGTTTTCACCGGTCGCCGTCATTCCCCCCGCTGTAGACCTCAACCGCCGCCTTTCTTCACGTAGTCCAAAAACATTTGTTCTGCTTTCGCTGGTGGCGTACCCGTCATCACCAGCGCATCAATAAACGCCTGTCGTTTGATTTTAAAACTGTCGGTCAGTTGCTGTTGCAGTAGCTTGTTTTTGTCCTGTTCGAGTTTTAGCTTTTTCTGGTTTTCTTCGGCTCTGGCGCGTTGCGCTTTCGACATCTTTCTGGCTTTAAGTAGCTTATCGCTCAGTGAGCGTAACTTCGTGTCGTCCCGCGCGATCTGTTTACCCAGGGCTTTCTGTCGGCGCTGGTATTTATCCCACTCCTGACGCAATGCCGCCTGGTTGGTCTGAGAGCTACGGTTTTTGTTAAACGCCTTTTTATCTTCATCGGTGAAGTGCTTCGTGGTTCGCCGCTTGTCGTCACCGAACCCGACACGTTTTGCGGCCTGAAGCATGGCCTGGCCTATGCGTAGTTGCCAGCTCGCCGACTGGAGACGCGTCATTGAGTGGATCACGTGCTTACAGGCGATCCCTTTGAGATTCGGGTTACGGATTTTGGGATAGGCGTATTCTTTCGGTGGAGCCAGTGCAAAGTTACCGGCGGTCGCGATGTAGCGATACCAGTATTGGTGACGACCACAATCACAGTCGAAGGACACGCGACCGGCGCATAGCTTTTTCGCCACCTTAACGGCGCTTTTCTCGTCCCCCAGCTCGTCAATCAGCGTATCCCATTCCTCAAAGCGCACTTTGACGCGGTGATGCTGGTCTTCGGAACGGTCAGACGCCTCCACGCTGACGGTAACGACGTTATGTTTTATAGATGATGGAACGGCGCGTTTAATCCCTGAACCGTCGTCCACGGCGTTGTTTGCGCGCTTAACGTCGATTGCTTCACTGCCAGCAATAAGCTGGGCGTAGGTTATCCCGGCAACACCCGCATTGAGCGTGGTACGAATATCCTTGCGGCGCCCTTCGAACTCCTTCAGATCGTCAACCGTGAAGAACGTACCGGCCTGTTTCTTTTTCCCCAGGGAGAGAATGTCTTCGACCGTTTTATTCTTCAGTGATGCAGGGGTGAGGGTACGGCGCGCGCCACGGCGTTTACTCCGCTTGTCCTTCTCAATCTGGTTGAAGAGGCGCTCAAACTCCTTCGCACTCAGTCCCTCAGTCTGATAGCGCCCGTTGCTGGCGCGTGGGAAATCAGCCACTGGTTAACTCCACCGATCCCGACGCGTAATCACGCATACGGTCACGTATCCAGGCCACCGGCGGCACGGTGAACGTCGTGCCAACGGACATTGCCTCAGTTTCTGCTTCATGCCCCGCCAGCAGACGGAACACCCAGCGTAGTTCCATATTGCCGTAACAGCGAAACGCCGCCAGATCGGAACGGTAAACCTCATCAACTTTGATGGTGTACGGGATGTTATCGGCGCTGTAGCTGGTGGCCCGAGCAATGACCTCCTGATGGAACAATGCCAGCAAGACAGGATCGTCAATGGTGCGATCATCCAGGCGGTTATAACTCACAGGATGACCTCATTTTCACTGACGCGGTTGCCGGAAAGGGATGCAGGGACGGCGTTTGCACTGGTGACGTCCTGATGCCGGATGAGATTGGCAAAGGTACGAAAAAACGGGTTTGCCTCGCGTTCTTCGCCCCCGCCGGTCATGGCGTTGATGTAATCAGCAGACGTGACCGGATGGTACACCGTGGAGAAACAGCAAAGGATCGTGAGTCGGTGCTCTGGCCTGATATCCTGCCAGTTGATGTGATACACCACGTCACCGGCAGCGTTGTAATCGACATCCACGATGGAAGAGGGGATCTCATACGCGCCGGGGTTTTTCTCAGGGAGCAAAATGGCTTTTTGTAGCCGTAATTCGTTGTAGCGCTCGATACCGACGAGAACGGCAGCACGTCCGTCCGTATGCCGCGTATTGAGGGATACGTGGTGAGCACCACACTCGCTGGCGATTGTCCCGCTGGTTTCCTCCACCAGCACCTTAAAGCCGGAATTTCGCAGCTTTTGAACGGCAGGGATCACCTTTTCGCGCTGTTTTTTTAATGAGTTGGGGAGGGACTTCGGGACGCTCATTATCAGGGTGTTATCGTTATAGATACCGGTGATAAAGAACGGGGTTGTTGTTGAGAGACTAAAGACAGCAATTTTCTGACTCAATTTTCTATCCTCCAGAAAGCAAAAAGGCCGCTATTGCGGCCCCTTACTGGCTATTGATGTTCCCAACCGCGCTAAAGCAGGAAGTTAAATTGTCAAAAGTACCCTCAAGGGAACACAACGGCTGCGAGGATTTTATGCGGTTTGTACTTTGTCATTTCCCGCGTCAATAAATTATTTATCTCTCTCATTATCGGGGTTGGCGGCGGTATGCCAGTCCCGCTGTTTATCAGTATTGAGGCCGCACGGCGGCTCTGTCTTACTCCACTTTCCCGCCCACCAGTATTGCCCGTTCCGGCGTTCACAAGTACCGCAAATCTTGCAGATGTGGTGTCCGGTCAGGCCATCAAGCACATAAACATGCCCGTGTGGGTTTAACATCCGGTCTGTCGCTGTACGGGCCACTAGCGCGCCTCCCTGACAATTCCGGCTTGTTCATAGGCCATGAGTAGCAAATCCTCTTCTGATGCGTTCAGGTGCGCAAATTCAGCCTTGCCGCCGACAATGCCGCTGGCGTGAACTGGCACCAGCCACGGATATTGTTCACGGACGTCTTTTGGTGCCGCGTCCTGGTGATGCCACCGGCACAACGGGATCACGTCCATATGCGCGCCGTCGGCAGTACGCCCATTAACGTGATGCAGACTGATAAGCGGCTGGTGGTGTTTGTGCAGCCAGCAAGCAGTGCAGGGGAGTTTAGCGAGAGCATCCATTACGCGGCGTTCGGCTGCGGTCGGGGTTCGCCCTTTGAGTCCCCGCGTTGATGTTTTGCGGGGTTTAGGTGCTGCGGGTAGTTTGCGTGGTGTCTGCGCCGCCTCCTGGCGCTTAACCCGCTGTTTCTCGCGTTGTTCTGCCTGATACTCCGGCGACCGGATACGGGCTAACCGTTTCTCAGCTGATCGTTGCGCTGCTGCCTGGCGTTTTTCCTGTTGATGTTGCCGATAAGCTGGATCAGCCAGTTTGGTTTTCTGGCGTTCGCGCTGGCGTTGCGCGGCGATGCGCTGTTTTTCGTAGAGTGCATTACGTTCCTCTGTACTGTGCATGATAAGCCTTTAAAAATACCTTAGAATTGATGGTATTTTCTTAGTATAAGTCCTACAGCTATCATTTTTCTATTCGATAAATACAAATTTATTATTTTCTTAGAATTAATGTGATTTATGCTGCGCGCACACGAATGACAGGAGCTTTTTTTGTGACCACTGCGGATATCGTTGTCTTTGACCTGGATGACACGCTGGCTGACTCCAGCCACCGGGGGCATCTCATCCCACACCCCGACCTGATGGGCTACGCGCCGAACTGGGATCGGTTTAGCCTGGCGTGTGACAAAGACACACCCATCACTACGAATATCGCGTTGCTGGTGGCATTGAGCCGTCACTATCGGATTTTTATTCTGACCAGTCGGGGAGACGTGGCCTATGCAGAGACAGCGGCCTGGTTGTCACGATTCCAGATCCCTTATGACCGTCTGATAATGCGTGGAGAGAAGGAGCACCGCCCACCAGCAGACATCAAGCGGGAGTGGATCAGAAACATCGGCCCCGAAAACGTCCTGTGCGCGTTCGACGATAACCCGGAAGTGTGTACTGCCATTCGTTCTATGGGCATCACCTGTCACCAGGTTGCCTGACCTTACAGATGGGGCGCTACACAATTTTCAGACAGGAATAGCTCAATTAATAATCCAGCTTGACGATTTACGCTTAGATATCTATTATAAGTGTAAAGAGAGGGGCTGAATTATGAATACTTTAGATAGAAGCACTCCACACAAAGAGATTCCTAAAGAGCAAAAACTGTTGCTTGAGCGAACTGTTAGCATCGCAAGTACAGCAATTATGCAAATGGCTAAAGACCGAGTGTTATCTCGTGCAAGTAGCATGAACGATACCGAGTTGATGCAGTTTATCTTTGAAAAGATATTGGAGAACAACACGCTGTTGTCTGAGCGTGAACTGCGCCGTATCCACAGATTAAATGAAGGTACCCGAGCATTCACCGAGCAACTTAAAGAGCATGGTGGCACGATTAAGGCTGGGGATGTAGCAAAGCGTCTGAAGACTAGCAGACAGACTGTTAATAATAAGCTGAAGGCGAACAAGCTGCTTGCCGTTCGTCCTGGAAATGATTATTTATTTCCTGACTTTCAGTTTTCTGAATCAAAGGTAGTTGACGGGTTTGAGGAAATTCTTTCCTGTCTTGGTGATGACTTGGGTTCAGTATCAAAAGTCTCGTTCTTTACGAACATGTACTTCTTTGGCGAGGACGGTCCCAACGTCATCACTGCGATGAAGTCAGATAACGTAAAGGATTATTGGGAAGAGATTAAACATCAGGCTTCGATTTTCGGTAGGCACATTTCTTAATATACCCGGCTTAACAGGCCGGGCATTAGATTTACACGTCTTCTTCGTTGTTATTTACTACTGTGAAATCTAACGTTTCTGTCAGAATTTCAAACCCGTCTATATCCGACTCGGGCCAACCTTGCGGGAAGTTTTCCTTGTCGGTATCAACGTATTCGTCCAGTTGTGTCATATCAACATCTTTGAGGGGTAAATCCATCCCCTCGCGCTGCCAGAACGCGGTGCATGTCCCAACCCCAAGTAAATGACGGGACATATAGGTAATGCCGTCATAATGGAGTCCTGGCGTATTAGCCGCCCAGTCCGTCACAGTCCGTGTGATGTCCTGACCATCGCCCATTACTTCGTCTGCTGTGATATGAAGCAAGCCCAGCAGCCTTCCCATGTCGATAGTTGTTGTTTCACGGGTTGTTTCCAACGTACACATTTGAGCCTTCGAAACCTCATCGAAGCCGATACTGAACTTACAGTTTGGTTTTTTGTGATACTCGCGTCCGTACGATTCCGCAATTGCCGTGACAGCGTAGTCTGCGACGTAACAGATTCCAGTTTTCGCTGTTGGGTCATTGTAGCGGCCCATCTGGAGCTTTTCTTGAGGGCATCCGAAATACACACCGGATTCCTGCTTGCTACGTTGCCAGCGTTTGAACTGGATAATGCCGTTAACCTTCACAGGCATACGGCCCGAATTATGAATAGCTGTTAGCTGTTCATATAGTGAAACTCCTGTTTTCTTAGTTTGGTTTGCCATTTGATACCTCTGAGTCGTTTGAACATAGTTCTAACCATAAAGTCACCATTACTGGGTTATGGATGAGTTGAGTGGTCAAAGGGAGTCAGTAAGATTGTGACAGCAGCCGACATGCTTGCCTGTTGGCTCACAGCCCACCTGACTGTATGACCGTGTTTTGCCTGATAATCCAGGCCGGAGCATCATAAAGGGGGGCGCGTCAGGCATCAAGCCACCTAAAATGGAGTCGGCTTGATCTTGCACTTCGGGGGAAGGTGTTTGTTAAGGTTAAATAGGGCTATCACAGCAATGGATGACAGCCAGTCCGGGACCGCCATAACTGGCGGCATTTAATTTATTGCTTCTGTTGCTGTTGTTGCGCTGCTGGTTTGGACCATGAGTCGGCATATTTAATCATGCCCTTAAGAAGTATCCGCCTGGCTGTTAATCGTAAAGGTATTAACGGCATTCGCGCTTAATCAAGATTATTCTCACATTAAGTTCAATAATATATATTATTAGTTTTGTTTGGATATTAATTTAAATTAAATCCTTAGATATTATTGGTTATTTTGGTAATCATGCTACCCCAACCACCTGAGACCCCCCTCAATCCCGCGCCACGGCTGGCGTGGCAGTTGCCGATGGGACAGGGAAGGGGGCAAGAAACATATTAATATGGTGAAAAGTTCGTTACCCTTATATGCCTGATATATCAAAAAGATAAATTCAATACACATTTTGTATGGTAGGGACGCATGAACACTATAAAAGGGCTTTTACTTTCGACGCTGCTAATTTCCGGGGCAGTCGCAGCACAATCCACCAGCCAACGGGCGCTTTATTTTGATTGTGGCGACCGTAAAGTCACTGTTTATCAGGACTCCGGTGTCGTGGCATTAAATGGTAACAAGATGGATGACACGGAATTTAAACGCGGCGTGGATGGCTATGTTATCAATTTTGCAGAGTACGCGGCGGCTGGTGGCTCAAGAACCGCATACAGTCTCTGGTTCAAGACGGATATGAACAAAAAGCAAATGCCCGGATTAATTCATCAGTGGCTGGACGCCGACAGTAACCCTCGCCATAAAGCTGAAATAGACGCCTGTGACACTCCCACTCAGATCGCTGCCGGTGCGCCAAAACCGTCAATGCTAGAACTCTTGGCAGAGGATGCAGAAGGGTAAAAAAATGCCCCTTTCGGGGCTGTTTATGCTGGTGTACGTGCGGCCTTCGTTAGCAGGGCCGTTGTGAGTGCATCTTCCCAAGCGTGAAGAGGCACCCCGACAGCAGCGAACTGGTCTAAGTCAGGCGCACGGATGAAAGTAGGGGTGTTTTCCAGCACTTTCAGATTGCTATCAAGCGGGACCACGTAATGTAACTCTGGTGTTGCCGTGTCATGTTCGCCGGTATAAATCCAGGCTTGTTGGCCTATCCCCTGCGCCTGTAGGAACACCATAGCAATAGCCATTGGTAATACGGTGTGCTGGTAGGAATGGGACTGATGACCGTTTGTCATAATGTCGCCATCACTGGGTGTTGGGTTGCTCTCTACCTGCCAGCCACCGATCAGGCGACCATTCACCTGCACAATTGGATTGATCGCCATTGGCACCAGACGTAACAACCGCTGCGCAAAATCAGCATCGAGGGACGGCACGATCGCTTGTGCGTTCAGTTCCTCAGTGATAGCTGCAATGTCCTCGTCTGGTGCGTCGGACGGCACCCAATAGCGCTCGCGCCCGTTCTCCCAAACAGTGAAGCCTCCCGTGTTAATGGGGGTGAAGCCGGTCAGAATGAACAAGGCCTGATTAATGGAGTTTTGGTCAATCACGCTGCTGTCATCAACGAAAATGCTCATTCCCTTGCCAATGAGATATTGCATATTACTTCTCTGCCTGAGCGGTCACGGTTTTCTTCGCCTTTTCGGTTTTGGCTACCGGCTTTGGAAAGTCAAACTCTTCGACTTCCACCAGCTCCGGAGACACGATTTTCTCCAGCATGGCCCGTGCCACAACCATTCCCGCTCGTGGTTCAAAGGATTTACCGCCATCGTCGATCACCATCCGGAGGATTAGCTCGTTATGGTCGCCAGGTTCCACCAGCGCCACACAATCAGCGAGTCTCGCAAGGTTTTTGTGCGCCAGCTCTTGCACGGGGAATACCTTCAGAACATGGCCTTCTGGTACGTCGAACTGCAAGCCTGTTTTAAGCCAGTACGCTTTTGCTTGCTCGCGTCCGGTGCGGATCGTCGCCTCGTAGCGAATATCAGTCGCCTTGATGGGGAACGTCGCCGCGCCAGCCAGTACCGGGATAACGGCGTTATCATCAATCTTGCGAACCTGTAATTTACTCATGGGAAATCTCCTGTGTTTTAAATCTGTAGAACCGACACGCCGCCGGGAATGGTTTTTCCTGGTAGGACTCAATCAGTCCCTGTTGCTTCAGTCGTGCTGCAGCGCGAAGGAATATCGTGCGTGACACCCCGTTAACCCGCAGCATGTCATTTGCCGTAATGACCCCCTTTGACTGGATGAGCCGCAGGATCTGCAAGTCCACGCGGTACAGCCGGTGGGGTTTCATGTTGATGATTCGGGCGGGAGTAACAGCAAGCCGGTAACGGCATCCACTGCGCGCCAGCACCTTGTTTTCCAGCAAATCACGTACTGTTTTGCGGATGTGGTCGGTACAGACGCCAGGGAGAAGGGCGGTAAAGTCACGGCGCGAGAGCGTCAGGCCGCGCTTTTCCTCGCAGTACAGCGCAATAATGCGGTTAGCGACGTCCGGGTACGGAGAAGAAAAAATCTGTAATTGTGGGAAGGCGTTGTTCAATTTGCTATCCTGTCAGTGGCTTTTTCAAAGGCTAAATCGCAATGAAGAAGGGGGGCTGTCATGGCCCCCTTTTTTCTGTCTACCCTTGCGCCCATCGTTCCCCTGTATCGGCACATACCATGCCGTGACACACTCGCCCCTGGTCCTCCCGATATGCCATACCTCCGTAGCGCTGGCGCTGGTGGAAGAACTTTCTCCCGGCAAGGTAGGCGTAAGGGCTGGTAGAGTCTTCTGCGTCGTCAGGATTGCCTGACTCAGCATCGACAATCCCGCGCTGGAACTCGTCAAGAACGTCACGACGATCGTCAAACCGGATAACCTCGCCGTGCTCCTGGTCGCGACAGA